ATTGAGTAAATTATACTTGACATATTTATTATTTTTGGTTACATATATATTATCTGATGGTGGTCGCAATAAGTTTGTGCACGAGCGCCGCTTCACTCGTTGCTATACATATTTGCTATACACACTCGTTTCCGAGTGCGTTGTAGAAACTTACTTTATTTGTAAGTCTCTACAGAATGCAGGCATTGCATTACTATTTGTGTATGATTTGTATTTGTCAAAACAGTTCATACTTTCAAATCTTTCTTTGTGAGCATTGTATACTTCATCATGATTATACTTTACTGTTTCTTGTTTTTTGTTTACAAATGTTATAATTGTGTGTTTACCAATTAATGACTTTCTAATTACAAATCTTTTAGTTGTTAAGTTGTTAGTTGTTTTTGACATTTTAATTTAGTTTAAGTTAATTTAATTTAGTTATTTATATTATCTATTATTTGACTTATTTAGTTTGTGCACTTTCTATTATCTACAATTACCATATGTTGGATTTACAGGATTATAAGTAGTAGCACAACTTGAGAATGCAAATGCAAATACTATTATTGTTATAATTAGTGCGATGTTTTTTTCTATTATTCTTTTCATATCGTTTATTTATATTATCTATATACAGTCGCAACTAGATTGTGCAAATGCTATACATGCTGCTATGTAGCAAAACGCAAAAACTTTACAGCAAAATGCGTAAAAGCAGGGCCCATGGGCCTTTTGCAAAGCGTTTCTGTTATGGGCGGGGGGCCCAGGGGGGAGGGGGCAACACTTTACTTCAATATTTACAACAACTGTAAATTACTTCTTTACTATGTAATAATAGAGTTATGGCGAAACAAAATCTTACACCTACAGCAAAGCGTATGAAAGCAGCTCGTGACAAGCGTGCAGCTATGACGGATAATAGGCGTAAGAAAAAAGCAGAAAATCAGCGTAAAAGACGTGCTGCTATTAAAGCCGGTAAAAATATAAATGGTAAAGATTACGACCATAAAGATAAAAAGTTCAAAAGCGTAAAAGCTAACCGCGGAAACGACGGTAAAGGAACTAAAAAAGAATAGGGAAAGTCCCTATACCAAGTTATTAACCAAAAAAACCAAAAAAATGACTTATTTATACTACAAGACTAGTACATTAACTAGCAATACTAAACCGAATGAAAAAACTATTAACCAGTGGCAACATCTAGCTGACAAAAAGAACTGGAGAATTACACAATTACCTAACGGTTTTTACCAAACTGAGGTAAATGATCCAGATAGTGATAAAAATTGGCATGATGTTACGCGTAGAGAGACCATAGAAGGCGCTGAAGCAGCAATTGATGGCAGCATCGACCATTTCTCGAAAAAATTAGAGGCTACAAAAGGTCCAAAAGTAGTAAAAACATTCAAATAAGCAACAATTTAATTAAATTTAATCAAATATGGAATACAATCAGCCTAGCGAGATTGTCAAAGACATAAACTTTGGCGATTTAGCTAACGAAAGAGTAGTTGCTGGCGTTAAAAAGCTAGCAAAAGCAGTAAAATCAACCCTAGGAGCATCTGGAAAGTGTGTTATATACGAAGATGCAAGAGGTTTACCGGTAATAACAAAAGATGGTGTAACCGTTGCGGAAAGCGTAGTCTTATTTGACCCGGTTGAAAACATGGGTGCAACCCTTATTAAAGAAGCTGCTAAAAATACAGTGAGAGAAGCAGGTGATGGTACTACTACAGCTACTGTCCTTGCTGAATCATTATTAGAAAAAGTAAATAATAGTAAAGAAAACACTAGAAGTGTAAAAGACGGTATAAAATCTGGTCTTAAAAAAATAAATAATTACCTTGATAAGATTTCTGTCAAGATCGAAGGCGATATGCTGGAATCTGTTAGCTCAATAAGTTGCAATAATGATGCAGAGCTAGGAAAGATTATAGCAGAAGCTTATACTAAAGTAGGTAAAGATGGTGTGGTATTAATGGAAGAGTCTCCAACTGAAGAAACATATGTCGAAGTAGTTGACGGCGTACAGGTAGATTCAGGACTCACATCACCACATTTTGTTACTGATAAAGATAAACAAGTTTGCGAACTTGATAATCCGTTAGTATTAGTTGTAATGTCAGAAATACCAAATATAAGAAGAATACAAACAGTATTAGAACATGTTATTAAAAATAAACGTGCGTTACTTATAGTTGCTCCAGTGGAACAACAAGTTAAAGCTGCACTTCTTATGAATAAAGTAAAAGGTAATATAAAAGTTAATATTATTGACTTACCAGGCTTTGGTCCTACTAAAAAAGATACAGTTGAAGATTTAGCTTTTCTTATAGGTGCTAAAGTAATAAACGAAGAACTTGGTGATGATCTTGATTTAATAGACATCGACTGTTTAGGTGAAGCATACTCTGCTATAACAGATAATAAGAACACGGTGTTAACTATAGAACCACCTCAAGAAAAATTAGATGAAAGGATTAAAAGCATACAAAAGCTAATTGATAAAGAAGATAAAAATCCTTTTTTAAAGAAAAAACATCAACAAAGATTAGCAATGTTATCTGGTAGTGTTGGTGTTATAAAAGTAGGTGCTGATTCTAAGGTTGAGATGAAAGAAAAAAAAGATAGAGTAGAAGATGCAATATATGCAACAAAAGCAGCTTTGAAAGAAGGTATAGTGCCAGGTGGTGGTATTGCATTACTTAACGCATCTCAAAATTTAACACCTGAATCAATTGGTGAAGAAATAATATTTAAATCTATAGAAGCACCTTTTCATACTATACTAGAAAATGCAGGTTTAGAACAAGTAGCACCTCGTCCTAAAAAAGGTTTAGGTGTAAATGTTGTAACTGGTGAAGAAGTTGATATGATAAAGTCTGGTATTATAGATCCAGTACTTGTTACTAAGTCAGCTCTTAAAAATGCAGTGAGTGTAGTATCGACAATTATATCTGCAGATTGTGTAATTTCAAATATGAGAATGAATGAAAGCAATAAATAGATATATAATAGTAGATAAAATAAAAACAGAACCTAAAAAAGTTGCTGGTCTTATAATGACAGATGACACTGATGTAGATAATCGTTATATAAAAGCAAAAATAATATCGTGTGGTAATTTAGTTGAAGGATTAAAAGATGGTGATATAATATACTATGATAAACATGCTGGACACGACATTTCTTGGCAAGATACTCTTTATAGAGTTATTCGTGATGGTGATGTTGTTTTAGTAGAATAAAAATAAATAAATGAGTGTAATACAGTTTGTTAATAAAATTACTACCGCTACAGCGGTTGAAATAATAGATATAAATAAAAAGACTAAAAGTTTAAACTCTATGACTTTAGCCAATGTACATACAGCTACTGTTACAGCTCAAGTTTATTTACAAAACGCCGCTGGTACTATTTATTATATAATAAAAGATGTTGAAATACCAGTAGGTTCTATGTTAAAGTTAGAAAAAGATGAAATAGATTTTGATGGTGGTTTATATAATCTATATGTTAAAGTAGGTGGTTCAACACCTTTAGATGTTATAGTTAGATAATGAAGTTTGTAGACAAAAATATAATAGGAGTTGAAAAAGCCAAACAACTCACATATTATATGTTTAGAGCAGATATTGACACGACTAAAACATATGTAGGATTACAAGAGGCTGAAGGTGAATCTTCAACTTCAACTAACAAAAACCTACCTATTCTAGCTCCTATTGGTGGAAAATTACTAAAAGTATTTCTTAGAGCAACTACAGATGTAAGTAGTAACACTTTTACTTGGAGATTAGAAACTCAAAATACTAGTTCTAACACTGGCGCTGCGCCAACTATAATTGGTACACAATCTGGAGCAGGTTGTAGCCGTCAAACTATGGCTACATATGATTTTACAACAGGTTTAGATAGTGGTACTAATGTTATTAACGCTGGTGACACTGTACAATTATCTATACAAAGTGATAGCGCAACGGCAAACACTACATATTATATAACCTGCTTATGGGAGTGGAACTTAACTTAAAATAAAAAACTTATTATATCACTTTTATGTGTGATATTATATATATCAAGCCTAAACCATAAACCTAAAACTTTAAACAAAAAAACAAAAACAAATTATTAATTAAAAAAAAGAAAAAATGAGAAAGTATTTATACTTTAGAACAGTAGCTGATGAAGCTAATGATGGTGTTACTGGTGTAGCAACTAATAATCCATCTTCTTATTGTTTTGCTGCTGAAGATTTAACATCTATGCAACCTACATCAGATACTGTTTTAACGTTATTTTTTAAACCTTCTAGAGCTCAAAGCGCTTTAGCAGGTTACACAAATGTTTTACGTGATTCAGTTAATTTGAATATAACACAAGGAGACACTTTTGAAGTAATGTCTAAAATTGCTGATGCAATAGCAAGTCCAAGTAGAGGTCATAGTGATGGATTTATTGTAATCGCTGATGATGTAACAACGACAGATTCTGCTACTTCTGCTTTAAATGATTTAACTGTTGCAGCAAATTATATTCATGGTAGTATTACTTCTTGTGGTACTATTACAGTTCAAAATCCTGGTGTTAGTGGTATTGGAATTGGTGTACATGAGCACTATGAAGTTATAGATTTACCAGATGGTGCTGTTGCTGATAATGATGTAATAGCTTCTGCTGGAATTTCTATTCCTGCTCAAGCTGTACTTGTAGAAGCTTCAATAATGAATGTAAACTTATCAACTGGAGCTGATGCGTCTTGTGCTTTAGAAGTACATACAGCTGCTGTAGCTGATAACGCTGCTTCTGCTGGTACTGAAATTATTGGTGCTGATCAAGCTGGTAATTTATCTTTACCAGATGAAGATCTTAATTTTGGTAGTGGTGATACTCTTGGAGATGTTGTAACTGGTGGTACTTTTATTAGTCATGAATCTCCTTTATTTAGAGGAGCTAATGAATCTTTCTTCCAAATTTGCGCTAAAGAAAGTGGGATGACGCTTGCTGGTGGTGCTAAAATAGGATTATATCTTAAATGGTATGGACCAGCACCAGTTGTTACAGCTGAAAGATTAGCATAATAGGTAAATAAATTATAAACGATTAAAAATAAAACAATGAGAAAATATTTATATTTCAGAGATGTTGCTGATGAAAACGATGACGATGACCAATCAAGCTCAATTGCAATACCAGCAGATGCTATTGTTGGCATGGCACCTCAAGCTATAACTACTTTAGATGTGTATATTGATACTAAAAAAACAGAAAAAGCTCAAACTTTACGTTTTACTGTTACTAGAGGAAAAATACAAGAGGTAATGCAAGAGCTTGTAGCTCATATAAATGGTTACACACATAATAAAGCTCCGTTACAAGTAATGGCAGACGCTGCTACAACTACAGTAAATGCTGACAGTATTGAAGGTGACGACAAAACAAAAAGCACAATATTCTTTAGTGAAGATGTTACTGCTATTGGTATTAGCGCTGTATAAACTTGAAACTAACCGCGCAAGATTTGCGTGAAATGAATATCCTTAAGTATTACAGGCTCACTAGAAAGTGGGTCTGTAAAACTTACGGGTTAAAAGACGCAGATTTAGAATTATTAATTTATTTAGATTGTAAAAAAAGATTTACACGAAACGATTTTATCAACGGAGTTTATACATACTCGTGGGATAAAGCAAGATGGGAGAGATTAAGAGATGAAGGCTGGATAGATGTATGGAGACATAGAAACAGAACAACTATAATGTACTCTGTATTTAAAACCTCGTGGAAATGCTCTCAAATGATTAGTAGGATATATCGTATTTTATTAGGTGAGGAAGACTTACCCACTTCAGAAAGAAGTGTATTTTATAAGAATAAATCATATACAGATAAAGTTTACAACAAAGCTATAGACGATATGATAAAAGATAAAGATAGATAATGGGATTTAAACTAGGTAAAGCAAGACAACCATACATGAGTAAAGGTGAAATAACATCTAAGCTTAGCTTTAATAAAGAAGTAGATGGTGATGCATCTGTACCTGGCACACCTGTTATTAGAGTGTCACTAGATGAAGGTATAATGGGTGAAGCAAATATGGATGGCACAATATATATAAATAAAAATATAATACCAGGTAGCGCAGAAGAAAGGCAAGTTGTAAATCATGAAATGAGACATGCTACAGATATGAAACTTGGTAAACTAGCATATACAGATGATAGTGTAACTTACAACGGTGAAGTATATCCAAGAAAAACTATAAATGGTAAAGACATGATAATTGTAGATGGTGTTGCAAAAGAAGCTGGAAGTGAAGATTTTCCTTGGGAAAAACAAGCTAACAATGGTAATAAAAACGGAACAGTGTAATGAGTATAATAACTAAAATAGATGGCATACCTTTATTTTCTAAAAAAGAAGAAGCACTAAGATATGCTAGACTAAACAACTTGTTAGGTTTTCATACTCATGATCATTTTGGTAAAGTTGGTTATATGGGAGGTGTAAGTCATAAAATAGGTCCTAATACATCTATGGTGTCTACACAAAATGTAGTTGCTAAATATTACATGGATGATGATCCAAGAAATTTTTTACTTGGTTTAACTCCTATTGATGATCCTGGTCTAGTTCTTGTTAACTACAATGAATCATTAGAAACAGAAACAATAGATGAAAATGTTGAAGAACAAATACCTGAACAAACACCTGAACAAATATTTGAACAAACACCAATAGTACAACAACAAGCTGTGCCTACATCAAGTCCTGCTGTTACCAGTGGAAGTACTAGTACTGGAGGTGGTAGTTATTCTGGTGGAGGCGGTGGTGGAGGATATTAATAATTAAAAAATATTAAAATGTTAAATAAAATATTTTCAGCTGGAGCTGGACAATTAATAAAAAACGTAGGCGGAGTTATAGATAGCTTACATACATCAGCAGAAGAAAAGTTAGCTGCTGAGCAAAAAATAAAAGATATGATTATGGGTTATGAAGCTGAGATGCAAAAGCAAGTAACCGAAAGATGGAAGATGGACATGAGCTCAGACTCGTGGCTTAGTAAAAACATAAGACCACTAGTATTAGTGTTTTTAGTTGTAGCAACAGTTTTGTTAATATTTATTGATGCAGGCGCTATAAACTTCAAAGTACAAGACAAGTGGACAGACTTATTACAATTAGTATTAATAACAGTGATCGGTGCTTATTTTGGCGGTAGATCACTAGAAAAAGTAAAAAAATAAAATTATGGGACAAAATTCAACAGAAGTAGCTTATGGTTTTGGTCAAATGGGTAGTATACATTGCCAAACTGCTAGCTCAGTTTATCCTCCAAAAGGTTTAGTTATTGTAGCAATACAGTTTATAGCAGAAAACACACCTACTGTGTTAAGGCCTGAGGCTCAAGGAGTTGGGGCTGTAGATGGTTTTCAATGTATAAACACTGAAGCAGCTAGTCATAACAATGGAGATGCTCAACAAGCGCTTTCTGATGCTGGCGCTAATACAACACACACTTTAACAGGTGCTAACGCTGATATAAAAGTTGGTATGCAGGTTTATTCTAATACAGAAGATTTGTGTGAAAACAAATCAACAAGCACACCACCTTGTTTAGTTACTAGTGTTGATGGAACAACAATAACTTTTAATAGAAACGTTACAGCTTCTTCAACTACATTAACATTTTCTGGATTAAATGGCACTGGTGATGGTGGTGAAGATGCTACTGGTATAACATATCCTGCTGGTTTAACAATATACGGTAGGTGGACAGAAGTTAAGCCTTCAGCAGATACTGATGGAGGTGTGATTTGTTATCTTGGTAAGTAATGTTAGGCTTAGGTATAGGTTTTTATAAACTAGGTGGTAAAGATTATTTTCCATGGAATCCAAATATAGAACAACCTGGTCCAAAAGGTTGGTTCAAACCAGATAAAATAACGTCTAGTGGTGATGGTACGCCTGTTACAAGTTGGGCTGATTCTTCACCTGAAGGTAATAATCTATCTCAAAGCGCATCTGAAAATCAAGGCGTTTTAGATGATAATGCATTACTGTTAGATGGTCGAGAAACTCCAGAAGGTGAAGAAGAAGTTATTGGTGATCATTACGATTTTGATACTGCAATACAAGTAGGTGGAAGAGAAGCTTTTATACTTTTTATGGTTTTAGATCTTGATAGTGTTGATACACAAACGCTGCTTGGTATAGGTGGCGCTAGCGAGTTTTTAGAAATACAAACAAACAAGAGAATAAGAGCTAAGATAGATGGTACGCAAACTTCTCAAGCTTATGCATCAGCAATTTTTCCAACTAATCAAAAGTTTATTTTAACTTTTCAAAGGGAGTCAGGTGTTACAGGTAATTTTAATGTTTTCATAGACGGAGTATTGCAAACACCAACTTCTCAGCAAGCAAACGCAGGAGCTATTGATTTTAGCGTTTTAGGAAGTAGAGGTGAAGATAGGTTTTTAGATGGTCATATATATGAAATTATAATATATGATACATCTGATCTTACAAACTCTTCAATAGATAGAATACATGGTTATTTAAAAAGACAACATAGTATATAAATTAAATTAAATAAAATGACAAAAAAAACAAAAAAAGAAGAAGTAATAGACTTAAAACCAGAAAAAATTAAAGATGAAGAATTAGCTCAACTACAAGCAGCTATTAAAACTATCGATAATTTAACTAATGAAGTAGGTAGCATAGAAGTTAGAAAACACTCTTTATTAAAAGCTATGGAGAGCGTGCACTTTCGTCTTGAGCAACAAAGACAAAAACTACAAAAAGAATACGGTACTGATAATATAAATCTTCAAGACGGATCTATATCTTACAGTAAAACAAATAAAGAAAATGGCGAAGTTAATAAGAAAGATTAGTGTAGGTAAAGATTATAAAAACGACGCTATGCACTACGCTGTTGGTCAAGAAGTTTATGGTGGTCATACAATTTGTGATATATTAGAAGAAGAAGATAAGTACTCTATTTATATTAGAAAAAATAAAGATATATTACCATGGAAAGACTTTAATAAAAACATGGCTGTGTCTGTAGAATATAATCTTGAGTACTAATGAAAAGTGTTTACAACTTTGTTGTAAAGCCAAAAGGAGAAAGATATAATAATACTAAAAAGTTAGATGGTAAAGAGTTAATACTTAATACTGAAATATTCAACCATAAGTATGTTAACAGAGAGGCTGTTGTTATATCAACACCTATAATTGGTGATACAGATATAAAACTTGGTGATATAGTTATAGTACATCACAATGTATTTCGTAGATGGCACAATCAACATGGTGAAGAAAAAAATAGTAGATCTTATTTTAATGAAGACACTTATTTTATAAACCATGATCAAATCTTTTTATATAAAAGAGATAAAGAGTGGATAGCTCCAAAAGGTTATTGCTTTGTAATACCTTTAAAAGATACAGACCAATTTAATACTGAATCTGAAAAACCACTACAAGGTATTGTTAAATACACAGATGGTACTATAGAAGTAAATAGTTTAGTTGGTTTTACCCCTAATAGTGAATACGAGTTTATCGTCGATGGCGAAAGACTATATAGAGTTTTATCTAAATTTATTACAATTAAATATGAATATCAAGGAGACGAAGAAGAGTATAATCCAAGCTGGGCGCAAGGCAGTTGATGAGCTGATAAAAGTAGCGGAAGAAAAGATTATTACAAACACAGAAGATGATGTATCAGCTGATAGATTAAAAAACGCAGCAGCTACTAAAAAACTAGCTATATTTGATGCATTTGAAATACTTAACAGAATTCAAGAAGAAGAAAACATGCTTGAGGGAAAAACACCTGAAGAGACAAAGAAAAAAGCTTTTAAAGGATTCGCAGAAGGTAGATCTAAGTAATGTACGAGCAAAGTTTAGTTAAAACTATTGAGCCTATAAAAAAGACTACTATTAGTAGACTTAATAAGGGTAAAAAATGGGAATATGGTTATAACAAAGAGCATAATATTATTGTTATATCTAAAACAGGGCAAATAGGTGAAATAATAGAAATACAAAACCTAGCTATTGCTTTACCTAAATTACCTAAAAATATATTTAAACACGAAAAAAATAAATGGGTCAAACTTGAACAACCTAAAGAATTATCTCGTCTTAAAAATATATTTGACTGGCGTAATTATCCTGAAGATCAAAAAGAACAGTGGTACGACTATATAGACGAAGAGTTTAAAAGAAGAGACGAGGGATTTTGGTTTACAAATAATGGTAAACCAACTTATATAGTAGGAACTCATTATATGTATTTACAATGGAGTAAAATCGATGTAGGCGCGCCTGATTTTAGAGAAGCAAATAGACTGTTCTTTATATTTTGGGAGGCTTGCAAAGCAGATAAAAGATGCTATGGCATGTGTTATCTAAAGAACAGACGTTCAGGCTTTTCGTTCATGTCATCTGCAGAAACAGTTAATTTAGCTACTATATCAAGTGATAGTAGATATGGTATATTATCTAAAACAGGTGCAGATGCTAAAAAAATGTTTACAGATAAAGTGGTGCCTATTAGTATTAATTATCCTTTTTTCTTTAAACCTATTCAAGATGGTATGGATCGTCCTAAAACTGAGTTAGCTTATAGAGTTCCAGCTAGTAAGTTTACAAGAAAAAAGATTACTGCTAACGAGCAACTAGAAGAAATAGAAGGTCTAGATACAACTATAGACTGGAAAAACACTGGTGACAATAGTTATGACGGTGAAAAATTAGCGTTATTAGTACACGATGAAAGTGGTAAGTGGGAAAGACCGGATAATATATTAAACAATTGGCGTGTTACAAAAACATGTCTTAGATTAGGTAGTAGAATTATAGGCAAGTGTATGATGGGCTCAACGTCAAACGCTTTAGATAAAGGTGGTGATAATTTTAAAAAACTATACAATGCATCAGATGTCACTAAAAGAAATAGAAATGGTCAGACAAAATCTGGTTTATACTCTTTGTTTATCCCAATGGAGTGGAACTACGAAGGATTTATTGACGAGTACGGAGTTCCAGTATTCACTACTCCTGACGCAGATGTGTTTGCCCCAGACGGTGAACTAATAGATATAGGTGTAGTTGATCATTGGAATAATGAAGCAGAAGGATTAAAAGGTGATCAAGACGCTTTAAATGAGTTTTACAGACAGTTTCCAAGAACTGAAGAACATGCGTTTAGAGATGAAACTAAAAATTCTATATTTAATCTTGTTAAAATATATGAGCAGATAGACTATAACGAAGAAATGTCTAGAACTTTAGGAATTACAACTGGTAATTTTCAATGGGTTAATGGTATTAAAGATTCACAAGTAATATTTTATCCAGATAATAAAGGTAGATTTAAACTTAGCTGGGTTCCACCCCAGCAATTACAAAATAGAGTGGTACTTAAAAATGGTATTAAATATCCTGGTAATGAACACATGGGAGCGTTTGGTTGCGACTCTTATGATATATCAGGAACCGTAGATGGAGAAGGTTCTAAAGGAGCATTACACGGCTTAACCAAGTTTAGTATGGAGGACGCTCCTGCGAACAGCTTTTTTTTAGAATACTTATCAAGACCACCTACGGCTGAAATATTCTTTGAAGATGTTTTAATGGCTTTAGTTTTTTATGGCATGCCAATACTTGCAGAGAATAATAAACCTCGTCTTTTATACTACTTAAGACGTAGAGGATACAGAGGTTTTAGTATGAATAGACCTGATAAAGTTTGGAATAAGTTATCTGTTGCTGAAAAAGAAGTTGGTGGCATACCAAACTCTAGCGAAGATATAAAACAAGCACACGCAGCGGCAATTGAAATGTATATACAAGATCACGTAGGTATAAAAAAAGATGGTAGCTGTGGTGATCTTTATTTCAACGAGTTGTTAAATGATTGGGCTAAATTTGATATAAACAGAAGAACAAAGTTTGACGCTACTATAAGCTCTGGTTTAGCTATAATGGCTAACAATAGACATTTGTACGCGCCAAACGTTAAGGTTGAAAAACCTAAACTAAATATAAATATTTCCAGATATAATAACGCTGGATCTAATTCACAAATAATAAAGTAATATGGCATATTCTAATAAAAGTTATTTTCCAAGTCAAACTGTAAGTGATGCTGAAAAGATTAGTTACGACTACGGTATGAAAGTGGCTAAAGCTATAGAAGCAGAATGGTTTAATGAAGAAAGAAGTGTTAATAGATATATGTCTAATATTAAAGATTTTCATAATCTAAGACTGTATGCTAGAGGCGAACAATCAATACAAAAGTACAAAGATGAATTATCTATAAATGGTGATTTATCTTATTTAAATTTAGACTGGAAGCCAGTACCTATAATATCTAAGTTTGTAGATATAGTTGTTAACGGCATAGCTGAAAGAACTTATGATATAAAAGCTTATTCTCAAGATCCTTATGGTATTGCAAAAAGAACAGAATATATGGAATCTGTTTTACGAGATATACAAAGTAAAGAGTTTAATGATGCCGCAATGGAAAACTTTAATGCTGACTTGTACGAAAATAAAAAAGAAGAACTTCCAGAAAGTGAAGAAGAATTAGCTTTACACATGCAGTTAAGCTACAAGCAAGCGGTTGAAATAGCAGAAGAACAAGCGTTACACGTTTTGTTTGAAGGTAATGATTACGAGTCAATAAAGAAAAGATTTTATTATGATTTAGCGGTTCTTGGTATAGGAGCTACAAAAACAAATTTTACTACTTCAGAAGGCGTTACTATAGACTATGTTGATCCAGCTAATTTAGTTTATTCATATTCTGAATCTCCTAATTTTGATGACATATATTACGTTGGTGAAGTAAAATCAATACCTGTAAATGAACTAGCAAAACAATTCCCACACTTAACAGAAAGCGACCTTGAAGACATAATGAATAATAAAAATTATAATAGAAATAATTATAATACTAATTATTCTGCAAAACAAGAAGACAATAATACTATTCAAGTTTTATATTTTAATTATAAAACTTACATGAATGAAGTATACAAAATAAAAGAAACTGGAACTGGAGCAGATAAAATAATACCTAAAGACGATTCTTTTAATCCACCACAAAATAAAGAAGGTGATTATTCAAGATTATTAAGATCTATAGAAGTTTTGTATGAAGGCGCTTTAATACTAGGCACAGATAAATTACTTAAATGGGAAATGGCTACAAATATGATGCGTCCTAAAAGTAATTACACTAAAGTAAAAATGAATTATGCTATTGTAGCGCCTCGCATGTATAACGGCAAAATTGACTCGCTTGTAAAACGTATAACTGGTTTTGCTGATATGATACAGCTTACTCATTTAAAACTACAACAAGTAATGTCACGTATGGTTCCAGATGGTGTTTATTTAGATGCTGATGGTTTAGCTGAAGTTGATCTTGGCAACGGTACTAATTATAACCCGCAAGAAGCTTTAAATATGTTTTTTCAAACAGGTTCTGTAATTGGTAGATCATTCACACAAGATGGTGATATGAACCCTGGTAAAGTCCCTATACAAGAAATAACATCTGGTAGTGGAGGTAATAAAATGCAAGCGCTTATAGGTAATTATAATTATTATTTACAAATGATAAGAGATGTAACCGGGTTAAACGAAGCTAGAGATGGTAGTACTCCAGATAAAAATGCTCTAGTTGGAATACAAAAATTAGCTGCTGCAAATAGTAATACAGCAACAAGACATATATTACAAGCTGGCTTATATTTAACCTCTGAAATTGCAGAGTGTTTATCACTTAGAATATCTGACATTATTGAGTATTCACCAACAAGAGATGCTTTTATTGAAGCAATAGGAACACATAACGTTGCTACTTTAGAAGAGATGAAAAGCTTACATTTGTACGATTTTGGAATATTTTTAGAACTTTCTCCTGATGAAGAAGAAAAAGCAAAGTTAGAAAATAATATTCAAATGGCATTACAACAAAAAACTATAGAGTTAGAAGATGCTATAGATGTAAGAGAAATAAGAAATATAAAACTAGCTAATCAACTTTTAAAAATAAGAAGAAGAAAGAAACAAAATAAAGACCAGGCAATACAACAACAAAACATGCAACAACAAGCAGAGCTTAATCAACAATCAGCACAAGCTGCGGCACAAGCTGACGTTCAAAAAAATCAAGCTTTAAACGCTAGTAAAGCAGAGCTTATGCAAGTAGAAGCTCAAATAGCAGCTAACAAAATGATGCAAGAAGTTGCTATGAAAAAAGAATTAATGGAGTTAGAGTTTCAATACAACATGCAATTAAAAGGTATGGAAGTTGAAGGTATGAAGAGTAGAGAAAAAGAAAAAGAAGATCGTAAAGACGAAAGAACTAAAATACAAGCTACACAACAATCAGAAATGATTGACCAAAGAAAAAGTGGAAAACCACCTAAAAACTTTGAGTCTTCAGGTAATGATATACTAGGAGGCGGCATTGATTTAGGGGGTTTTACACCTAGATAAATTTATTAACTATTATTATATTATATTATGGCAAAAAATAAAAAAGAAACCACACCTGAAAAGGCTGTGGAACAAAAACAAAATGATAATGTTACTAAAGTTGAAGTTAAAAAAAATCAACAAGAAGATAATGTTATTAAAGTAAACTTAGATAAACCAGTAGAAACAAAAGAAGATAAAGATGCCACTGAGAAGCAAAGCACAGATGAGGTACCTGTTCGCGACAAATCCGAAACTAGCGAAGAAGTTCGTGAAGAAAACAAAGAAAAGCTTGAAGAGTCTACCGAACAAAGTGAAGAGAAAAAAGAAGAAGTAGTATTAGAAGAAATAACTGAAGATTCTACTGAAGAAGAAGTTGCAGAAGTAGAAGAAAAAATTGAAGAAGCTGTTGCTGAAGCAGAATCTACAGGCAAGCCACTACCAGATAATATTCAAAAGCTAGTTGATTTTATGGAAGAAACTGGTGGTGATATAAACGATTACGTAAAGCTAAATCAAGATTATAGCAAACTAAATGACAATGATGTTTTGTATGAGTATTATAGGCAGACAAAACCACATTTAACAAACGAAGAGATTAACTTCCTGATGGAAGACTCGTTTTCTTACGATGAAGAAGTTGACGAAGAAAGAGATATACGAAGAAAAAAACTAGCATTAAAAGAGCAAGTTGCCAGTGCTAGAAGCCACCTGGACGGGCAAAAGTCCAAATACTATGAAGAAATTAAAGCTGGTTCGAGGCTTACGCCTGAACAACAAAAAGCTTGGGATTTTTTTAATAGATACAACAAAGAGTCAGAAGCAAAAGAAAAAACAGTTAAAAAAAATACTGATATTTTTACACAAAAAACTAATCAAGTTTTTAACGACAAGTTCAAAGGTTTTGAATATGATGTCGGTGATAAAAAATACAGATTTAACGTAAACAATGCTGAAGAGATTAAAAATACTCAAAGTGATATAAATAATTTTACTAAAAAGTTTTTAGATAAAAATTCTACATTATCAGACGCTAAGGGTTATCACAAGTCTTTATTTACAGCAATGAATGCTGACGCTGTTGCAAAACACTTTTATGAGCAAGGCAAAGCTGACGCTATGAAGAATAGCGTTGCTAAAGCTAAAAACGTTGATATGAGTCCAAGACAAAGTCATGGCACTGTTGAAGCGGGTGGAATAAAAGTAAAAGTGTTAGGTGATAATTCTTCTGATTTTAAGTTTAAAATTAAAAACAATAAATAACAATTTAAAATTACAAAATTATGGCAATTACAGGAGGAAGTTTGTTAAATAGTGTGCCTTCTCCACAGAAGCAAACACTACAAACAAACTACTTAGATTTTACGGGTACCACTGATGTAACGTGGGCTCAACAATACCTGCCAGACTTGATGGAAAAAGAAGCTGAGGTTTTCGGACCTAGAACAATTTCTGGTTTCCTTGCTCAAGTTGGTGCAGAAGAGGCTATGACATCTGATCGTGTCGTTTGGTCTGAACAATCAAGATTACATTTATCTTACAAAGGTAATGTTAACTCAGCTACTGCTGGTGCTAACCCTGGTACAGGTGTAAGTAATATTTCTCAAGTAACAATTGAGGCTGATATAGATGAAACTTCAGGTTTTACAGCTGCTAATCATGGTGTTAGAGTTAACGATACTATTATCGTTGCTAACTCTGACGGTGTTTTCAAATGTTTAGTATCTGTTGTTAATGGTGCTGTACTTGACGTGCTACCTTATGGGCAGTCTGCGTTATCAGCTAATACTGTGTCAAAAGCAACAACTATATTAGTTTATGGTTCTGAATTTGGTAAAGGTATGAATTATACAGCTGCTGCTGGTACTAATAATACTACTGATCAAAGAGGTGCTAACGAGCCTGACTTTAAATCTTTTTCTAATAAACCTATTATTATGAAAGATTACTACGAAGTATCTGGTTCTGACTCTTCAAGAATTGGTTGGGTTGAAGTTTCTGCTGAAAGCGGTCAATCAGGTTACTTATGGTACTTAAAAGCTGAAGCAGACACAAGGTCTAGATTTACTGATTACATTGAAATGGCAATGTTAGAATCTGAATTTGCTGCTGCTGCTTCTGAAGTTCAAGGTTCTACTATAATACCTGGATCTACTACAGATGCTACTAACGATGCTGGAACTGAAGGTTTGTTTGCAGCTATTGAATCAAGAGGTAATGTTACTACTGGTGTGACTGGTGTTAATCCAGCTACTGATTTAGGTGAGTTCGATGCTATTTTAGCTGAGTTTGATAAACAAGGTGCTATTGAAGAATACATGATGTTTGTTAACAGATCAACTAGTTTAGCTATTGATGATATGTTAGCCTCAATGAATTCTTATGGAGCTGGCGGTACATCTTACGGTGTATTTAACAACTCTGAAGACATGGCGTTAAATTTAGGTTTTACTGGTTTTAGAAGAGGTTCTTATGATTTCTACAAATCTGATTTCAGATACTTAAATGACAAAGCAACAAGAGGTGGTATTAATGATGCTGCTTCTGCTAACGCAATTAGAGGAGTCATGATTCCTGCTGGTACTTCATCAGTTTATGATCAAACTGTTGGACAAAGCATGAAGCGTCCTTTCTTACACGTTAGATATAGAGCTTCTCAAACTGATGACCGAAGAATGAAAACTTGGGTTACTGGTTCTGTAGGTGCTGCTACTGCTGCTTTAGATGCAATGCAACTACATTTCTTAACTGAAAGATGTTTGATCACTCAAGGTGCTAACAACTTTATGTTAATGAAGTAAACTATTTTTAAAAGACCGAGGCTTCGGCCTCGGCTTTTTATTTTATTAATTTTATTATATATTATATTATGGCAAAAAAACAAAAAACAGAAAAGGTAGAGGTACCTGTTGTTGAAACACCAGTTGTTGAAACACCAAAACCTAAAAAAGTTGAACCTAAAAAACCTAGTTGGGAAATAAAAGATAGAGTTTATTATTTAAAAGGAGACAAAAAACCATTATCTTATATGTTAAGAAGTTCAAACATATATTGGTTTGACGAAGAAAAAGGTTATGAAAGAGAATTAAAATATTGTCAAAATCAAAAAACTCCTTTTGTAGACGAAATGATAGGTGATCAGAGATTAGAGCATATTATTTTTAGAAACGGTACTTTATTTGTAGAAAAAGAAAAAACAGTACTACAAAAATTATTAGACGTGCATCCTCATAAAGATAAGATATATTATGAATATAATCCAGTTGAAGAAGCTGCTGAAGATATTGAAATTTTAGAATTAGAAGCTGATGCAATAGTTATAGCTAGAGGTATAGATATTGATTTAGCAGAAGCTATTATGCGTGTAGAAGTTGGTTCTAAAGTATCAGAGATGAGTTCTAAAGAACTTAAAAGAGATTTATTATTATTTGCTCGTAATAATCCTGCTTTATTCTTAGAATTAGCTGCTGATGACAATGTTCAACTTAGAAACTTTGGTATTAAAGCTGTTGAGCTTGGTATTATTAAGTTATCTAATGACCAGAGAAACTTTTTATGGGGATCAAATAATAGACCTATAATGACAGTTCCTTTTGATGAGCATCCATACACTGCTTTAGCGCATTGGTTTAAAACTGATGAAGGTATGGAAATATATGCAAATATAGAAAAAAGATTAAATTAATCTAACTGTAGTGGTGATCGCCCTACGGGGCGATTACAAGCTACAAAAATTTTTAACATGAATACGAATAATTTACCAAATTACATTAAAAAATCTAGGGGCTTAGGAGATACAATACATAAGTTTACAAAAGCAACAGGTATTCATAGTTTAGCGCAAATGAGCGCAAGAGCTGTTGGAAAAAAAGATTGTGGCTGTAAAAAAAGACAAGAAGCTTTAAATAAAGCTTTTCCATATAAAAAATAATAAAAATGGTAAATATAGATACTGTATATCAAAGAGTTTTAGCTTTAGCAAACAAAGAGCAAAGAGGTTATATAACACCTTTAGAATTTAATTTGCATGCAAATCAAGCTCAACAACAAATATTTGAACAATACTTTTACGATTTAGATATAGCTAAACAAGTACCTACAGATACAACTTCTACTTCAGATATGATAGAGTTGATTGAAAATAAACTAGCGCCTTTTACAACAGTGCAAACTGTTATAAATGGATCTAATTATCCTGATAATTATAGAACAGGCAGTGTTTATGTTCAAAGTAATACTGTAATTCATGAGGCTGAATTAGTAGAAACTAACGAAGCAAAAAATTATCTTTATTCTCAATTTCATAGACGAGGTTTATTTAGAAACCCAATATATATCAAAAGTAGTTCTAGCGGTTCTGATATAGAAGTATACGATCACAACGGCATAGTAACAACCAATGTTACTTGTGAAATAATATCTAGACCTAACAAAGCTGAATGGGGTTATGATGTTATAAATGAAAAAGCTTTATACAACGCTAGTAGAGCAACTAATTTTGAATTACACGAGTCTGAAGAAACAGAATTGGTTTATAAAATATTAACTTTAGCCGGTATAACAATAAATAAACCAGGACTAGCGCAAACAGGTATTGCTTTAGACACGGCAAAAATACAACAAGAAAAACAATAAAATATGCCACACGGATTATTAGGAAATCAAGGAATTAGCCAACAACAATATTACGACAACTTAATTGGATTTGGTTCATATCAATTTATTACTTTAGAAGAAGTTATAAATAATTTTACAGCAACTTATATTGGCGAAGGAAAATTATTACAAAAAACTCTTAGAGCTGACGTTAGCTTTCACGCTCATAGAGCTCTTCAAGAATTATCTTATGATACTTTAAAATCTTGTAAAACTCAAGAAATAGAAATACCACCTAGTTTAACAATGCCTTTACCCCAGGACTATGTTAACTATGTTAAATTGTCTTGGAGTGATGATGCTGGTATACAACATGTCATATATCCAACTAGTAAAACCTCAAATCCACATCCAATACAACAAAATTCTGAAGGTGATTATAAATTAACAGCTATAGGCACGCTTGTAGATGGTTCTGATTCTATAACACTTGATAATTCTTATACTGATGTTTTTGTTGGCATGCCTGTGTCTGCTGCTAACATACCAGTTGGTACAACTGTTAAAGCAACGTCAACTGTTAATGGTATAACAACTATAACTATAAGTAATAATGCTACATTTAGTGGAGATGAAACTTTAACTTTTTCTAGTACTGATGGAGATTTATTAATGCAAAGATCTTCTTCTGAAGTTGTAACAGGTTTGTCTTGGACTTCTGGTGAAGATAAAATAACAGCTTCTTCATCAGATTCTATTGGTAATTTATCTATAGGTATGTTAGTTTCACATGACGACTTTATTACTGGTACTACTATAATAGATATACAAGGTGCTGTTATAACAACGTCTAGTTCAGCAGCAGTCACTGGTACAGCTGAAAATGTAAATTTTTTATCAACAGATAAAATATCAGACACTTGGTCCAAATTTAAATCACATACTCCTTCAGAAAACAATATAAATGATTATCAAGATTATCAAAACGATATTTATTGGCCAAATGAAGGTAAAAGATATGGTTTAGACCCACAACATGCTCAAGTAAACGGTAGTTATTATATAGATTGTAAAACTAGTTTAATTCATTTTAGCTCTAATTTATCTGGAAAAACTGTGATATTAGAATATATAAGTGACAGCGTAGGTACACACGGAGAAATGATTGTACCTAAACTAGCTGAAGAAGCTATATACAAATGGATAATTTACGGTTGTTTATCAGCTAAAATAGGTGTTCCAGAATATATAATAAGAAGATTTAAAAAAGAAAGATTTGCTGAAACAAGAAAAGCAAAATTAAGACTTTCTAACATCAAACTAGAAGAAATTACTCAAATATTAAGAGGTAAATCAAAACAAATTAAACATTAATTAAATGCCGGATTTAAATCACAGGTTTCAAACAGGTCGTATGAACAAAGACCTGGACGAAAGACTAGTTCCAAACGGAGAGTATAGAGATGCAATGAACGCGCAAGTATCTACTACTGACGATTCTGATATTGGTTCTTTGCAGAATATTATGGGTAATTTAGATATTTCATCTGCTTTTTTTATAGATCAAAACGGAGATGTTGTACCTACTACTACTTTAGAAACTTATGGTTTTTATTGTGTTGGAAGTATTCTTGATGAAAAAACTGATAGATTATATTGGCTAGTTTCCGGTGCTGGTATTGATTTTATAGCTGAATATGATTACAACACAAAAAAAGTTTCACCAATTGTAGTTGATATATTTCAACCTTCTTTGCCACCAGGAGCAAATGGTAGAATTTTAAACTATGACAAAAGTTATTTAATAACAGGTATTAATATAGTAGATGAAACTTTATTTTGGACAGATAATAATACAGAGCCAAAAAGAATAAACATACCTCAAATAAGAATAGGTACTACAAACTTTTTTACTCATACAGAGTTTTTTATTCCTAATCCTTTTAAACCTCAAGCTAATACTATACCTTTTGTTTCTGTTGGTGATTTAAAAGAAGAGCATATAACAGTAATTAAAAAAAGTCCTCAAATAGCGCCTACGCTAGAAATGAAAAACACTTCACGTGAAGATCAGGTTGGATCTGGTCCAATAATAGGTGAAATACAAACAACGCTAGGTAGTGGTGCAACTCCTTTTGATATAACAAACTGGTATGATTATAATGATCAACAACCAAAAATAAATAGTACATTTGATGTTACTTTTGACACAGATCCAGATTTTAAGATAGATGATATATTAATTATAGAATCTTTTGATGCTAGTACATCTACACTTAAAAAAACAAAAATATTAGTACAAATTGTTGCTAGTAATAATTATCCTAACATAGTTTATTCTAGTGGAAGATTATCATGTACAGTAGAGCTATTAAGCTGGGATAATTCTATAGATTTATCTGATACTCAATTTAATGTTTATCTTTCTCAAGAAAAAGCTCTTTTTGAATTTAGATTTCCTAGATTTGCTACTAGATATAAATATAAAGATGGCGAGTATTCTTCTTTTTCACCATTTTCAGAAGTAGCTTTTTTACCTGGAGAATATGATTATTTACCTAAAGAAGGTTATAATTTAGCAATGGTAAATAGAGTTAGACAGCTTGGTGTTTGTAAATTTATAGATAAACACGCTATACCAGATGATGTTGTTTCTATAGATGTATTATACAAAGAGTCAGACTCTCCATCTGTTTTTTCTATTAAAACAATAGATAAGATCACGCCTTATTGGTCTAATCCACAAGGTACAGAATATGACTCTTGGAACGCTATATCACCTACAGGATTACGAACAGCTTGGGATAACATGCACGGTTATGTAGATGTTCAAGCTGAAATGATACACTCTTTATTGCCTTCAAATCAACTTTTAAGAAACTATGATAACGTGCCTAGAAAAGCCTTAGCACAAGAAGTTATAGGTAATAGATTAGTTTACGCAAATTATTTGCAAAACTTTAATATGTCTTCTTCTAAAACTTACAATTCAGAAGCACTTCGTGATGCTACCGGTGTTAAAAGATTTAGACCATCAAACAATATAACGACTGATTTAAAACTTAATTATAAATCTTTATCTATAAATGATAATACTAGTTTAATACCAGAACAATTAGATGCTGGTAACGCTTATAATTATAAGTCTGCTAAAACAATAAAATCTCTTAGAACATATCAATTAGGTGTTATTTATATTGACGAATATGGTAGAGAAACACCTGTTTTTTCTACATCAAAAAATAATGCTAATACAACATACGTATCTAAAACTTCAGCACCACAACAAACAAAACTTCAAGCGCAGATATTAAACGCTAAACCTGATTTTGCAAAATCATTTAAATTTTTAGTTAAAGAAACTACAAGTGAGTATTATAATTTAGCTATGGATCGTTGGTATCCAGCTGAAGATGGTAATATATGGCTTTCTTTTCCTTCTTCTGATAGAAACAAAGTAGATTTAGAAACGTTTTTAATTCTTAAAAAAGCTCATGAATCAAATGAGCCTGTTACAAACAAAGCGAGATATAAAATACTAGATATAGAAAATGAAGCGCCTGCTTTTATAAAAACAAAAAGAACACCGGTTAGAACTATAACCGACGGTTTTGTTCAAGATGCAGCTGGTAATAATGTAGCTTCTATTTTTATGGTTGGTAGTCCAACAGCTCCTGGTACTGAAAATAGTTCTTATCCTTTTACAGGAGGAAGATTTATAGATATACACAAAGACTTTGCCGAAGCTGTTCAAAATGCTTATGACGAGAGTTTAGCTGCTGATATAGCTAGTGGTGGTACTAGGTTTCAGTTTAGAATTATAAGCTCGCAAGAAGGAGCTTCTAATTGGTATGATCTTAAATCTGTGGAAATTTCAACAGCTAACGATGATTATATAAGATTTAGACCTACAAAAGAATTTGGAGTTGATATGGGTATAACAACTATTTTTGACACTCAAATATCTCCTACTGAACCAGCTTATAGTGGTAATAGAATAGAATTTATAACTAGACAAGAAAAAAATCTTCCAGAGTTTGAAGGTAGATTTTTTGTAAAAATATTAAAAGACGCAACACTAACACAAAATATTTTAGGTTACGAAGTAACTACAGGCGCATATTCAGTAAGTCAATCTATAAAATCTCAATATATAAATCCTAATTCACCAGCTGCTGTAACAGGAAGTGTTTATGACCCTGGCACTGCTATCGGTGCTTCAAGCTGGTACGGTGTAGTTGCCAACGGTAATACAAGTTTAGTTTCTGTAGATAATGACAATAACGACAACGGATATGGTGCGCCAGGTGGTAATTTTGACGATGGTGTTGGTCAGGACTATTGGGAGTTGGCTGGTAAAACAGAAAATAATGAAAGTCAGTCTAGTGGATGGTTTATAGATAGTATAGAAGGTTTTAGAGCTTATGAGTCTAATAATAAGTATTTTGTATCACCATCGTCTAACTATGCAAATAGTTCATATTTAAGCATAACTACAAGCATGCACATGGATGGATTAGCATCTTACCATAGTGATGGATCTATAAAAACTCACAATGATCTCTATGATTCAGGTGACCCAAAAAGTGCTTTTGATAATGCCCACCCTGGTTATAACTATGGTCAACCTCAAAGGCCTCAACAAATGATGCAATTAATTGGAGATGGTACAAATCACATTAGTGGAGGGCAAGGTGGACCAAGCGGTGGTTATTTAGAAAATCCGCTTGTAAAAACACCAATAGAAACTAACGTTACATTTAATCCTTTTAATACCGCTTATCCTGGTACTTCTGTTATTAGAAGAGCACCAATTTCTGATGGAGGTGGTATATTGCCTGGCGTTGGTATTTCAGAAAACAATATGTCAAATAAAAATAGTGCTTTAATTACTCTTTCTTTCGCTGGTACTAATCAGTTAAATAAACCAGTAGAAGATTTTGATAGTTTAAGTAATGTTAAATCTTATTTTACAATTGCCGATAACGCAAATGATTACGTTGATCAAACTTTATTTATAAACACTATAACTAGCCCTGGAGCTATATGGAGATGGAAAGAAGATCCAGGTCAAGTTGTTTACAGAACACTACCGCTTGATGCTGCTAGCACTTCTTTCGGTACTAACGCTTCTATATGGGCAGCAAACGAATTTGATACAATAGATAATTATCCTGGTGTTTCTCTTTATAATTACGCTTATATTTCTGATTATTCCGCAACACATACAAGATCGGCTCGGGCTTATTTATTTAATCCTCTTAGTTGGAGTTGGTTTTTATTCGGTAGTGGAACTTATGAAATGAATAATTTAGCTTCTTATGGTTTAAGAAATTACCAAGAGCATTACAAAGGCGCTCTTCCAGTAGATGCTAGTAATTTTCTTGTTCAGAGAGAATATAACCAAAGAGATTTACAAGTGGTACAAGAAGGACTAGATCATTTTGGTTTTTACGGTAATAGAAAAAGATATCCTACTTTTACAAGTAAATGGAACTCCGCTAGCAACAAAAGAAGACGTTTTACTATTCACTGTGCCGTTTTTCCACAAGGAGGCTTAACTGGAACAGAAGGTGTAGGTGGTGTTAGTCCTCACTTTTACAAGCCTACAAACAATCCTAATAACGCACCGCATTTTGATCAAAATGGAGATGTTTTAACTACACTTCCTTCTACACCAGCACCGGGTATACGTCCAGATGGCATGTATTCTGGTTATGATATGACAGGTGGTGCTTCTGGTGGTGTATATTATACTTTAAATAGTAATAATTTTACTGATATTCCAAAGTTAAAAATGCAAGATGGATCTGGTAATATTAGCCCAGCGCCTGGAAGTGTTACATGGCAGTTATTAGAATCCTATACTCCAGACGGTTTAGATGAAGGTTATTTTACTTTAAATCCTGCTGTTTGGGAAACAGAACCAAAAGATAATTTAGGACTTGAAATATATCACGAAGTTGGACAAGTGTATCCTACGGAATTAACAAGAGAAACTTTATCAAACTACATAGGCCCTATACATCCACAACCTATAAAAAACCCTGTTGTAACTTGTTTTGACACAAACGGAAATAAAATAAATTTAAATACTGCAGCTAATAATACTAATGATGATACTGATATTAGAGTTTCTAGTGTTACAACTTTCAATGATCAAGTTTTTGTGTATCTTATAGATGTAAATTATAACCCATTAAATGGTGCTATTGGAAGTGGACAAATTATTCCATCAGCAAGACATTTACTAGTTTTTACAAGGCCTGATGGAAGCTCTACGAGTGTTCAAATTAAAAGCGTAGTGTCTCCTGGTAATTCAAACAAATACGAACTTTTTACTGATGTTCACAATTACAGGATGACACTTCCGTTTTTTAATGCTTATTCGTTTGGTAATGGTGTTGAATCTAATCGTATTAGAGATGACTTTAATCAAGTTACTATAGACAAAGGACCTAAAGTTTCTGCTGTGCTTGAAGAACCTTATAAAGAAGAACGTAGAAGCAGCGGGCTTATATACTCTGGTATATATAATTCTATTAGTGGTATTAATAATTTAAATCAATTTATACAAGCAGAAAAAATAACTAAAGACTTAAACCCTAGTCACGGTAGCATACAAAAACTTTTTGCTAGAAATACAGATTTAGTAACTTTTTGTGAAGACAAAGTGTTTAAAATACTAGCAAATAAAGACGCTTTGTTTAACGCTGATGGTAATCCGCAATTAACAGCTACAGAAAATGTTTTAGGTCAAACTGTACCTTTTGCTGGTGATTACGGTATTTCAACAAACCCTGAGTCTTTTGCTTATGATAATTATAGATTATATTTTTCAGATAGAACAAGAGGTACAGTTTTGAGATTATCTATGGACGGTTTAACACCTATATCACAATATGGTATGTCTAAATGGTTTGCTGATAACTTGCCAGAAGCTGGTAGAGTAATAGGTAGTTTTGACGACAAGAAAAAAGAATATAATATTAGTTTAGATTATACTAGCTATGAAAGCTTGCCAGTAGGTATTTTAAGTACACCACAATTTACTTTTGCTCCTGCAGGACAACCGACTCCACCGCCTACTTACGCGCCTGTAAACGTTTTAACTGCTACTTATAAAGAAGCTAACAAAATACAAGTTGGTGACACTATATACGGCGCTGGTATACCTGTTGGTACTATAGTTACTTCTAAGATAAATTTAGGTGGAGGTTTGTATAAAATAAATATAAACAATACTCCAGACCAAAATGATGTTAGTGTTTTAGGAAATCCAATACCTTATGGTATTCAAGTTTTTGGTGTTCCAGGTGATAGTATATATCAAACTAGAATATACTCTTCAAGTGATGATAAAGAACCTTACACTTTATCTTATTCTGAAAGATCTAAAGGTTGGCCAAGTTTTAAATCTTTTTATTTTGAAAACGGTTTAAGTTTAAACAATGAATATTTTACATTTAAAAGCGGTTTATTATATCAGCACCACGCCAACGAGCTTTATAATACTTTTTACAATGAGTTTACAGAGTCTAGTGTAGAAGTTATTTTTAACGAGCAACCTGGTTCTGTAAAAAGTTTTCAAACAATAGATTACGAAGGTACTCAATCTAAAATTAGTATTGATGTAGATAACTCTGGTGAATATTGGGATAACTATGAAAAAACTGGTTGGTATGTAGATAACATGTATACTAACTTACAAGAAGTAGAACCTGAAGAGTTTAAAAATAAAGAAGGTAAATGGTTTTCTACTATTAAAGGTGTTGCTACAGAATGGTTAGATGATGGTAACGCTGGTAATATAGATACTAGAGAGTTGTCTTATCAAGGTATTGATGAGTTAAAAGCTTTAACATTTGATGACGATGATTTCACATCTTGGGATTGTCAACAAAAAATAAAACAAGGTGCACACTGTCCTTATGGAGTATCTACAAGTGGACATCCAGCAAGAGCAACCGACTCTAATGGAAGTTGTAGTAGTAGACAAAGTATACCTATTTATCCTACTACTTCTGGTAATCCTGGCGCTTCAACGTTGTTACAATGGTTTTGGGATAATCCTTCAGAAAACGTAGATAATTGGAGATATCCTGTAGTTGGTAATGCTCTTTCGCCAACAGCTCCAGCAGATATTTGTTTAACTCCTTCTACAGATCCTATGTATAATTCTAATTTTACTTACAACACAGGAAGAATATTAAAAGGATTTTCTCTTGTAGATTCAACTTTAGGAAATGTTGTAGGTGTTTATAAGACTATTGACGATGTTATAAGCGAGTTAATAAGATTATGTCCTGACACAGGATATTTTAAAGGCATGACATATGCTGAATACACGGCAATAAACACAGCAACTCCACCAGGTTCAACAGTAAGCGCTACACATATTTGTGTTGAAATACAAGGTGTAAACGGTACATATTCTAGCTTGTCACAATGTGAAAACGATCCTAACTCTAAATGCAACACAGATTGTAGTGTTCCTAATTTAGTAACTGTACACCCTGTTAACGGTATACCTACAACAGTTACAAATCGTCTTTGTATTGGAAGCGTGTCTGTAGAAGTTTATTTGTCTGGAACTGCTACGAGTTGGAACGTTCATTATGAAGACATGTCAGGAGTAACAGTTCTTGTAGACAACACTACATATACTGTTGGTGGTTATTCTTCTAATCAACAACTAAACGAAGGTTCTTACAACGCTGTTGTTGTAGATGATTTAGGATGTAAAACTATAGTCGCGTTTGATATTGAGTGCGATCAACTGCCTTGTCAAACTTCTCCTGGAACTTTTAATGTTTCAAAAAATGATCCTACTTTTAGCCCTGCACTTAATAGATGCTGGGAAATAGGTGACGCTAATCCTGGTGGATCTTACGATGGTTCTATTAGTATAACTAATTTTACTTTGTTACCACCTGCTACAACTTGGGGTTATGAATTATATATAAACGCACCAAATCCTTGGAACCCATTTTTTGGTCAACAAAATTTAGTTGCTTCTGGATCTGGGTTTACTGCTCAACAAGGAGATAATATACAAGGTCTTGAACAGGGTGTTTATACTATAAAATATACAGATAACACAGGTTGTGTTTATAACGATGTAAATGTAATATTAGAGTGCGTTGATTTTTGTGTAGACACAATAATTATAGATCCTAACGCATCACCAGGTGAAGATATAATATCTTCTGACTCTGATGACTGTACTTCTATTACAGGCTTTGCTAATGGCTCTCACGAAGTACTACAAATAGTTCTACCTGCTTCTGTTACTAGTTATAATGTTCAGTATTATTCTTATACTGCAGGTACGCAATTTGACATTAATACTGCAACACCTGTAGGAAGTTTGCAAGGTCCTTTTACATCTATTTCTAACAATAATGGAAATATTGGTTTTGTTCCTGGTTTAGAAAGCACAGCAGTATCAGGCAATAGTTATATGCTAGTGTGGACAGCTCAAGATGGTTGTAAGAGTTTCCATAGTTTTGATGTTCCTTGTAATGAAATAGTACCTTGTACGCCTGCTACAAATCCTACTTGTAATTTTCAAGTGCAAAATACAACAAGTATTGAGTGTTTGTCTGGTGACAACGAAGATGCTAAAATAACATGGTCGCCTATTAACATCCAAACTAATGCAACTAGTTGTAGTGTACAGCTTTTTTGGTATGATCTTAATACAAATACGTCGCAAATTGTTTTTGACTCTGGTAATTTAACAACTCCTGTTCAACAGTCGGTAAGTACTTCTCAAGCAAATCCACAACCACAAATATGGTCAAGTAATAATCCTAATTATAATGGTTATTGGTATTTCACAATAACTGATAATTTAGGTTGTCAATTGTATCAAGGTTTAAATATTAGTTGTAATCATATTACAAGTTCATCAGGTGGTGATTGCGGGATTAATGGCGTGCACATTCCAGACGATAATTTTGAGAAGTTTTTAGAAACTAGACAAGGATATTCAGCAGGTGTCAGCGCTGTTTATAGTGAATTTTGGCCAGGTTCTTTAAACAATCCTTCTGGTGCTATTTCTAACAATAGCGATATTAACGATTTTACTACGAATTCTCCTGCTTTTACTTCTAGTAATAATATGGGTAATAATATTAAAGACAACTGTGTTAATAAAAATAGAATTGATTGGGTTAGTCATTTAGATATATCAGGTTATATGACATTATCAAGTATGAATGTTAATGACGCGTTTTATCCAAATAAAGATTATTATATAAAAGATATAACTGGTATTGGCGCTTTTATAAATCTTACACATTTTATTGCTGCTAGAACCTTTTTACATAATCCTGATTTTTCTGTTTTAGCAAGCGTTCCTAATTATTACAATAGTAAATTGAAATATATAAACATACCTAGCCAGCAAGGAAGAGCTGGTTTACAGCCTAGTACACTTACAAGTTTTGTAACCGGAGGACAGTTTTCTTTTAATAACACGCAACCATTAAACAGTGTAAATGTTACAGGTCTTGATGATTTAAGACTGTTAGGCGTGCGTGGCAACGTGGCGCTTACTAGTATAGACGTAACTACAAATACTTCATTAGAAAAACTTTTTATTGATTCTACACAAATATCATCTTTAGATCTTTCTAATAATACTAATTTAAATCGTATTACTGCTGAAAATACATTACTAACTACTCTTGATCTTAGTAATAATCCTAACATGAATTATATTTACTGTTCTAAAAGAACTAGTATAGGTACTGGACAAGTTTCTACAAGTACAACTTTTACACCTAGTAATTTAACTGATTTATACATAAGTCCACTTGTAGATTTAACAAGTTTAAATCTTGATCTTATATCTGGTCCAAGTGGTTTTGGTACTAATAGTTCTACAGGTTCTGTACCTTACGATAACACTATAGTACACACAAACACTGTTATTCATGTAGGTAGTGGTGTAGTACCTGGAACTTCAGGTGGAACTGGTGCTAATGGTCAACAAACTAGAGTTGAGTATTGCAACTCTCAAAGAACAACTGCTGGCAGTAATGTTGTTGGTATATATGTAGATACAAGTTGTACATTTGTAGCATAAAAAATAATTTTAAATGGAAAAAAGAATAACATCAATTAAAGTAGATAATCAAGACGCGCCTATAAATTCTAAAGGAGAAACAAGAGCTATTAAAATAAACGGCACTCAAGGTTCTGGTTTTTCTTTAGAAATAAATGATAGTAGTGGTAATTGTATATTAGCAAACCCTTTGGAAAATATAGAGATACCAAGGTCTGGTGTCTATATTTTAAATCAAACTTTTCCAGATATTTCAACTAATACAGCAGGTGGTTTAATAGAAGAAAGTTACGAAATAAAAATAACACCACACGCAGATGTTCAAACTGAGTTTGATATAGATTTATTTTTAAAACCTTATGAAAAACAAATTAAAGAATTAGAAGATTTTTATAAAAAATATCCTTATAATTTTGACGGAGTAGAAGAAACAGAAGAAATAAAAGAGCTTAAAAATTTATCAGAAGAAGATACACCTGAATTTTTTAAAGGTTTTCAACTACCTAATATGCCAAAATATGAAAGCGTTGATCCAATAACTTTATATCAATATGCAGATCCTACTATAACGCTTAATACTTCAGCGCCAACAGAAGTAAGTACAACTGTTTCTGGTGGTTCCGATATAACTGTAACAAGACCTGCTTTTTCTAAATCTTCAGTATCAACTACTCAAACATTAACAATTATAGAAAATGTAGGAGATAGTGAAGCTGGAAGTACAGCTGGTTTTTATTATATTAAAGATAATTTTAATAATTCTATTTCTAAAAACACTTCTTTTGAGCGTATTGTAACTACTAGCGAAGAGCCAAAGTTAGGCTCGTATTTAATATTAAAACCTTCTACTTTAACAAGCGTAGGATCTACAACATCTGGAGATATAACTAAAGGCGGTCAAGATTATCCTATAAATAGTGATATAAAAGAAGGTATGTTTATTAAAGGTGTTTTAATAAAAGAAAAAATAGTTCATAAAAGTTTAGATGTTAAAACATGTCAAATAGCTACTAATAAGTTTGAACTAAGTGATACAGTTGGTTTAATTCCAGACATGATTTGCGAAGTATTTGGTTTAGGTAAATTTTTAATTCAATCTGTTGATTGTGGCAAAAACATAACAATTGATAGAAAAGTAATTATACCTGAAGACACTAGTATAACTTTTATATATAGAACTAGCTCTACAATAGGTAAAGTTAAAACTCAAATAAACGAAGATGGTAACGCTTGTGTTGATTTAACTAATCCAATAATGATAATAGATGGTATGACTTTAACACTTGATGATGATATTTCTAAAGTTAAAAGCTCTTCTACGTTTACAGGAAGTGGCACTAATACTATTGTAATAAAAAACGTTATTAATTTTTTGAGATTTGGAAAAAGAAATGTAACTTATACGTTAGATTTAAATAATATAATAACAAGAACTCCTAACGCTTTAAATTACAACGTAGAAGTACCAAAAAATTCAACAAGTTTTTCTATTAAAACAATAGAAGGTGATATTGATAGATCAACTAAGACAGCAGTAAAAACATCTGAACCTAAAAATGGCACAGCATCTATCAGTGGTAGAACTTTTTCATATACGCCTAATCCAGATTTTGTTGGTAATGATAGAATATTATACAAGCTTAATGATGGTACAAATGATAGTGCAGAAAAAACAATTAACATAACAGTAAAATAAATAATATGCCAAACGTAAGATTAGATTTTCAAAATCCTTTAAACGTCTCTGTTCAAGTTGGCGATGTTGCTTATTTTTCTAATCCAGTTCCTGTTGGTGGAGTTGGTAATCCTACTGGTAGTGGTCAATGGGCATCTACAACTACACCGCACTTAACTTCACCTCAAGGTGATATTATAAAAATTGGTGAAATAATAGAAATTGTACCTTTTAATGGTGCTGTTAGTTCTATAATTTGTGATATGCCTTTAAATTTGTTTAATTTATATATTACGCAAATACAAACACCGGTATGTATAACAACACCACCAACAACGATAATAACACCTGGTACTGGCACTGGAACTTGTGCTAATCATATACCTAGAACTGATGTTGAGCCTTTTTACTTTCAAGGAGGAATTAATATTTCAACTTATCCTTTTCATCCTGTTACAGGGGCAAATATTTCACAAAAACCTTATAAAAATCCCATGTCGTGGTTTTTTGATAATCCTAGTGTTAATTTTAACGATGTTAGTTTTCACACAATATCTGAACAAACTTTTAACAATGGTTGTTTAGTTAGTTCTAGTAAATCAGGTTACGATGCAGATTTAAATAATTATTGGTACGCGCCAACGTTAGTTCAAATTATTACTAGGGTTCCACTTTTTAATGGTGATATAAATGGTAATCCTATACCATTTCCAGGTACTACTAATACTATATCTACAACTTACAACGATTTTATAATATTTGCTGCTAACAACGCTCTTACTGGTATACCTATAGGTACAGGTAGTAGTGGCCCAACAAATGTTTTTGGTAATACTTTTCAAGATGTTTTTGATTTTGTTGACACGTATTTTCCAGGTGTAACAAATTCTAGTATGACATATGATGACTACTGGGCTGCTTTACAGCCTTATGGTCTTTCTCGTCCATATTTTCAAGATGCTGGTAATAATCTTTTAACAGGAACAGCGCCTGTAACTACAGTTACACCTGCAACTACTACTTGTGTTGGTGATGGTAGTTTTATAATGTTTAGTAAAGATAACAAAGTAAACTTAAGTAGCGTGTTAGGTTATTATGCTAGCGCTACGTTTAAAAACAACTCTACAGAAAAAGCAGAATTGTTTAACGTAGGTGTTGATGTTTTTGAAAGTAGTAAATAAATAGCTAAAACTGTGACTATATTATATATAAATTATATATAATTATGTCTAAAAAAGAAGTTTCTATAAACTCAAGAAAAAAAATAATCAACCTTGAAAAAGCGTTAATAAATATTGCAGATGGTGTTAATATAGAAGGTGATGGTAAAAAAATAGTTAGAGATAGCAAGATAGCACCAATTAAACACGCTTTTACTGATGGCGTTTATATAAGGCAAATGGATATGCCAAAAGGTAATGCTGTTATAGGTGCAATACACAAACACTTACATGTTTGGTTTTTACTAACTGGACATGTTACAATAGCTACAGAAGAAAAAACAGAAGATTATATAGCGCCTTGTTATGTTATATCACAGCCAGGTGTTAAAAGAGTTATAATTGCAAACGAAGACTCTACATTTGTAAATATACACAAAAACCCTTCTAATACAAAAGATTTAGATAAATTAGAAAAAGAAATAGTAGCTTTAAATTATGAAGAATATGAAGAATATATTAATAAAAACAAATAGATTATGTCGTTTATAGGTGTTGGAATAGGTTTAGCTGTAATAGGTGGTGGCGTAAAGCTAGGTATGTCATTATCTGGTCGTACAGCTAGAAGAGATGAGCAAAGAGCAGCTAGAGATGAAATGAATCAACTTAAACAAGAGTATGAAAATTTAGACACTAGCAATTTAGCTGCAAACGTTCGTAATCAATTTGAAAATATGGAAAATGCTTATGAAGACATGACCGTAAATCAACAACAAGCTAGGTTTGAAGCACAGCAAGCTGAACAACAAAGAATCAATACTATGCAAGCACTACAAGGAGCCGCAGGTGGTTCTGGTATAGGTGCTTTAGCACAAGCGTTGGCTAATCAAGGTCAAATAGCAACACAAAGGGCTAGCGCTAGTATTGGTGCGCAAGAGTCACAAATACAAAAATTAAGAGCTGCTGAAGCTAGTAGATTACAATTAGCTGAAAGACAAGGTGAAGTTCAAGCTCAGGCTGCTAGACTTGCTGGCGCTGAAACAGCTAGAGGTTTAGAATATTCAAAAACAGGTACTCTATTAGGTATGTCACAACAAAGACTTGGCGCTGCTAATCAAGCTATAGCAGAAGCTAAAGCACAACAAATGAGCGCTATTGGGGACCTTGCATCCGCTGGTACACAAATAGCTACGGCTGGTATAAACACAGCACAATTAGATCCAGGTAAATACCAACAAAGATTAAGCGCTTCTACTGGATTAGGTGGGGCTAACATGAGGATGTCTATACCCGAGGGTACTAGTGCTAGTGGTGCGCCATTAACAGTACCTGTGATGACACCTACAGGTGGAGAAATCAGCACTGGTGGTGCTCAATATAATTATGGAAGCGGATTAGGAGGTACAAGTATAATAGGTTTTAATGCAGATGGAAGTCCTATTTACGGTTAAATAAATAAATAATATTCAAATAACATGGCAAAGAAAAAAGCAGTTAACTACAACCCAAATACAGCTTTAATACAAGGCGCTGCTACAGCATACAGAAACTATGATAACGTTGCTGGTATGTATCAAGGTTTAGAAAAAGTAACACAAGCAGGTGCTGATTTAGTAAAAAGTACTATAGACAAAAGAAATAAAGAAATAGAAGAAAAAAACAAAATAAATAAGTTGTTTGATGATGCTGCAGACAAAGTGTTATTAAAGTCAGGTACTTTAAGTGAATCTCTTTACAACAGTACTTACAATGAGCTTGTTGAAGCTAAAAAAACATATCTTGAAGGTGTTAATCAAAAAGATGATAAAAAAAGAATAGAAGGTCTTAAATTTATACAAAATCATTCTACTTTTATTCAAGAACATAAAGCTTATAATTTGCAATTAGCCAAAGATAAAAAAGAAGGATTGTTATCAGATGCTCATACTGCAGATGAAGAACATGATATGACACAAATCATGGAGGGCAAGTACAGTAAAACAAGTAGAAACAAAGATGGAGATGTTGTTTTTCATATCAAAGATAGACAAGGTAATGAAAAGTTAATATCATCTACTGAGTATAAAGACATGGCCATATTTAAAAACTTTAAACTTGGTAATGCTTACGTAAAAGGTAGAAATGCTATTTTAAAAAATGAAATATTTGACGCTACTGCGCTTGGTCAAAGTTTATTGCAATCAATGCCTAATAATAAAAAAGATATGAGAGCTGTAATGGGTGACGATATATTAGGTGACGTTGGTGGTGATAAAAATTTAAGAACTATGCTTATGAACTCTCAAACTTTAGATGAAGAAATAATAAATGCTCTTGGGCAACAAGGTTTTATAGCAATTGCTGGAGAAGACCGTAAGTTAGATGCTAAGGAAAAAGAAGCTTTTATAGATGCTGTAGTTAATGTTGATAATCCTATGTTTAATTTAGATACTTCTAAACGTATAATGGTTGAGCAACTTACTAATGCTGCTAGAGCTCAACATGATGAGCATTGGCAAAAAATAAACAACGAAAAAAGAAGAAAAGAAGCTATAATAAGAGGTCAAAATGTAGAAAAAACACCTTCTCAATATGGGTATAGAACTCAAGGTATGATGTTAAGAGAGTATAACTTTATAAAAAGTGGTGAAATAGGTGATGAAATTACAGTTAAAATAGACGGTGTAAGTTATACTTTTACTAGAAAAAATGATGGTAATTTTGAACACATAGGTGAGGATAAGAAATCTACAATTAAAACACCAAATCAAATTGCTGATTTAAGAGAGCTTGTAGGTTTTGATAGAATACCAGATCCAAAAGGAAAAAATCCATTTACAATGGTAACAAACTTTCCAACTAAACCAAAAGAAGAATAATGTTTGAATATAAAGGCAATCAATACACTTTACAGGATTTACAAAATGCTTTTGCAGGTCAACAAGACTATGTTAGTTTTGATGAGTTTATGCAAGTTCATCTTGATGATGGTATGAAAGAGATAAAAGTAGACGCACGAAATCTTAGTCAAGAAGAAAGACAAAGGTTGTCAGACGAGATGTATTCTATTAAAGAAAGACGTACTGCATCTGGAGATGTTGTTAAAGGTTCTACGGGTGCTGTATATGCTAAAAACATCGCCAATATAATAACAAGTTTAATTACTGATCCTAAAGAACGAAAAGAAACCGTGGAGGTTTTGAGTAATGTACCACCTGAAGTAAAACGTAGAACATTTAATTATTTTGCATACGAAATACCAAACCTTATAAGACAAGCTAATAAAAGTATTCGTTATGATGGCTTGTATGACGAAGAAGAGTTAAAGTATTTAAAAACTTTAGACCCAAATGCTACTTACGAAGAACCATCAGGTGATCCAACTGGTTTTAAAACAAACGCTGATAGAATAAAATATTTAGAAGGTTATAAATCTAGCTCAGCTGGTTTAGCAGAACAAAAAGCAAACGAAAAAATAGTAGAAACTATAAAAAAAATAGAATCATCTGATAAATACCTTAGAAAAGACACCGGTGAAGGTATAGTTAAAGGTATAAAGCAAGGTGATGCTTCAGATGTTATAGGTGGTATATTTAATGCGAGCGCTTCAATGGTTGAAACCGTAGTGCCAGCAATGCTTACTTACGGTATATCTATACCTTTTCAAATAACAGCGCCAATGGTTACAGATTATAATCAAAGAAAAGCTGAAAATATTTATGGTAAAGACGATCCTGACGCTATAAAAAAACTTTTTGATAACAGACAAGACGAGCTTGCGGTTCCAGCTGTATTAGGTTTGATTGGTAGTTCTTTTGAATATATAGGTTTTAAAGGTATTCAAAATTATATACTTAACAAAGGAGCTAAAAACACTGTTGGTAAATTAATGTTAACTGGTAATAGAGAAGGTTTTACTGAAATAGGACAAAGCGGCGTTGAAGAAATTAATCTAGCTAAAGCAGATGGTAAAGATGGTTTAGATTTAGCAAAAGCTTTTATAGATGGTGTTTATAGTGAAAAAGGTATAGAGGCTTATTTAAATGGTTTTATTGGTGGTGCTACAATGTCAGCTGGAGGTAGTATGATAAATAGAGCCTTAAGAAGTGACAAAGCTAGTGTTAAAGAACTAAATGGTTTAGTAAATAATTTAGCTGAATTAAATGTTGCTAAAAATACCGCTATAAATCCAACGGCAAAAGAAGCTATTGAGGTAGAAATAAAAGAGGCAGAAAAAGCTTTAAAAAATTATATAACAGATAAAAGAAAAATAGCTGATATACTTAATGAAGATCAAAAGCAAGATTTAATTAATGCTATAAATGAAAAAGATAACATAGCTTCTAAAGTTCAATCTTTAAAAAATCAATTAAATAAAAACGAAATAGGAGCTAACGAATTTAATCTTGCTATTAGAAGTTTAAATAATCAAGATAAAAGATTAACTGAGCAAATAGAAACAATAAATGAAGCTGCTAAACAACAATTACTAGTAACTGGACTTGAAACAGCAAAAGAAGAAGGTGAGACAGTTGGTTTAGAGCAGAAGTTATTTGAAACAAAAGAAGAATATGCAGCTTTATTTGGTGAAAAAGGCTCAAAAGAATACAATGAAGCTTTAAAAGCCGATGGTCATATATCTGAAGATGGTAATACTTATTTTGTAAATATGGAAACAGCTAGAGAAACTGGTGCTATTGCTGTTGGTTCTCACGAGCTTTTACATGGTATTATAGGTGATTCTTTTAATAAATTATCTCCTGAGGCAAAAAGAAAACTTAATAAAAACTTTTTAAATTTATTAAGTAAAAAAGATAAACAAACTGTTTTAGATAGATTAGCCAGTGCTTATGGTATAACTGGTAATAAAGTATTTACAACTGAAGAATTATACACTGCTTTTTCTGATGTAATAATAGATGGTGATGTTAAATTTAACGAAGGTGTTTTTGGTAAAATAAAAAATGCTTTTGAAGAAACATTAAGACAATTAAGTTCCGCGGGTTATTTTTCAAAAGAAAGTTTTTTATATAGAAAAGAATTTGGTAATGCAAGACAAGCTTACAACTTTGTAAAAGATTATTCTTTAACTATAAAGAAAACTGGTAAATTAACACAAAGAGCTAAAGAATTTGCTAAAGAAGATCCAATTGTTACAAAAGAAAAACCAAGATATAGTGATGATACAGTTCCTGTTAAAAGAGAAACTTTTACTCAAACTATGAGTGACGGAACAAAAGTAAAATATAGAGCTATTACTCGTTTAGATGGTTCTGTATATTTTCAATCGATAGTACAAGGAGAAAGTAATTTTACAGCAGCTTCTAAAAAGCTAAACATAAAAGCCGATGATAACATTACTCCAAAACAAAGATTAGAAGTTATAGATACAGACGCTACTATTACACTTGATAAAACTGAAGATTACAAAAGTGTGATGAATCCAAAAATGTTTGATAGATTAACTTCTGATCAGCAACAAAAAGTAGATCCTAAAAGAGCAAAACAAACTAAAAAATCTGTATCAGTAAAAAAATCTGTAACACCAAGAAGAGATTTAACTCCTGCACAATCAACAAAACTAATAAACGATCTTGGAAAACAAATTGTAGATGAAGATGGCACTGTTATAAATTTAGAAGAAAAAGGCATTGGTAATACTTATTTTGAAGTTGAAGCTGATAATATTTATAAAAAAATACAAGAACAAGGTTTATTAGATAATCTTATTTTAAAACAACCACACGTTGGTGTTAATGATAAAACTTTTTTAGATACAACTTATGCTGAGCTTTTTTCTTGGTTTAAAAAATACCAACCTGAAAGAAAAAACCCTAGTGGTTTGTTTGGTCATATAAACCCTCAAATACCTAACAGAGCAACACAAGCTTATAACGCTATTACAAAAGGTCAAGTAACAGCACCTACTGTAGACATAGGGCAAACAACTAAAGAAGGCGAGGTAAAAGTACAAGTTGCAGCAGAAACTGATGCGGCTACAAAAGCTTTTGAAAGAGAAGATATATCACCAGCTGCACAAGCTAGAAAAAAAGCTGAAAAAGCTAAAGCGGAAATACAAAAAAAGTCTGAATTTAGAAGAGCTATAGGTATTGAGACTGATAGTAAAATATACAATGAAATTTTAGATGGTGCTCGTAAAGCTTTATTAAGAGCTTATGAAGCTGGTACGTCTGTTAGAAATATACAAAGAAAGTTGAGAGATGAAGCTAATGTATATTTATTTAAAACAGTGAAAAACTTTTTAGGAAATAAAAATTATATTAGCAACTTAAAAAAGTTTAGAGAACCTATAATGAGAGTTATGTTTACTTCTGATTTAGTGCAATTAGAAAGAAACGTACCGCAAGATGAAAGGGTGTTTACTAGATTTGTTAGAAAGCTTACATCAAAACAAGAAGTACAAGATGCTGTTGATCAAAAACTATTACCGCCTGAATCTTTAAATATTATAGATAAAGGTACTGCTGTTAATTTATACGAAAAAGCAAATCCAACAGAGGCTCAGTTTATGTCGTTTTTTGATATACCTGCTTTTAATCCAGTAACTAAAAAAAGATCTGGTAAACGTGGTACTAGAAAAGATCAACTAGCTAAATATATGACTGGAGCTTTAGCATATGACGCGACAATGCAAGTTGCTCAAGAACCTGATGTTATGCAACAAAGAGCAGATTTAGCTGAATTAAAAGGTGAAACTTTAGCTAAAGATAATTTACAAGTTTTAGCTGCTGAAATAGGTAGAAATCCTAATATTAAGTTTAGTATTAGTACAGAGCAGGTCAATCAAGGTGTAGATATAATAGAAGGTAAAAATAAAAACGATGGTTTTGGTGGTAAGAATTGGCAGAAATACTATGATAACAAAAAAATAAGTAATGAAACCAAATGGGCTGCGCAAGAAGAATATTTAAATAGACTTACAGAAGAAAACGATGCTATAAGTCAAGAAGAATTATCAAAACTTGATTTTACAGATCCAAAAAGAGATGGATCATATACTGGTAAACGAAGAAAAAAGAAATTTGCTACTTATAAAAAGTATGAAATTATAGCTAAGCAAAGAGCTGAAAAAATATTAAGTAATTTAGGTTTAGATAAACAAGGTTATAAAGTAGAAAACCTTTCAGAAAAAGATAATAATCCAGATATTAGAATTACTAGAAAAGGTAAAACAGTATTTACTATTGAAATAAAAGGAAATACAGCTAGAGGTGTTTCTGTTTCGTTTAACTATAAACAAGACAGTAAAAAGCTAGTTAAAGGCAAAAAAGCAGCTGAAAAACAAGAAACAGAAAATTATAACAAGCAAGAAGAAGCTTTAATTAAATTTGCAAATCCAATTTTTGAAAAAATGATTAAGCTTGTTGGTCCAAGTGAATTTACATATTCTAGGTTTAAAAATTTACAAATAAGTGTAGAAGGTTATAATAAAATAATAGAAAAAGGTTTACAGTTAGAAATACACGGAAAACAGTTTTTTATAACTACAAGTGATTTTGCTAATTCATATGCTCAGAAAAAAGGTAAAGATGGCAGCTCCAGAACTAGTAATGCTATTGATATAGGTAATGCTGGTATGTTTTTAATGGATAGTAATTCTATAATGCAAGTAGATGGTTTAAAAAATTTTTCAGATCAAAAAGTTTTAATACCACTTACAGCTAGAATTAATTTTAATAAAAATAAAGCTAAAACGCATTATACAGTTTCTATTAGAGTAGAGCCTCAAATAAACTCTTTATTTTTTGAAAAGCAAGATGTTAGTTTAATAAATAAGTCTGGAAATAAAAACTTTAAAGTAAAGAAAAGTGTAACAAAAGATGTAAGTACTGGTACAAACTTATTTAAAGCGTCTAGATCTGACATGTCTAAATCAAACGGTGCTAGTATATTTGATTTTGATGAAACAGTAGGTGTAAGTGAAAATTTTGTTATAGCTAAAAAAGGTGATATAATAGAAAAAATACCATCATACGAATGGCCACTTGTTGGTGAAACTTTAAAAGAACAAGGTTACGAGTTTGATTTTACTGATTTTAATAAAGTAACAAAAGGTAAACCAGGTCCATTGTTACCAAAAATGAAAAATCAAATAGAAAAGTACGGGTCAAAAAATGTATTTATACTTACTGCTAGAGCACCTGAAAGCGCGGTTGCTATTCATGAGTGGTTACAATCGGAAGGTGTTAATATACCTTTAGAAAACGTTACTGGTTTAGGTGATAGCACCGGTGAAGCTAAAGCAACTTGGATATTAGATAAATACTCAGAAAAAGGTTACAATGATATATATTTTGTAGATGATGCTTTACAAAATGTAAAAGCTGTTAAAAATATGTTTGATCAACTAGATATAAAAGGTAAATCTGTTCAAGCTAAAGTTAAATTTAGTAAATCAATGAACAATGACTTTAACAAAATACTAGAAGAAGTTACTGGTATTGATGCTAAAAAACGTTTTTCAGATATTAAAGCTAGAAAACGTGGAGAGAAAAAAGGTAAGTTTAGACTTTTTATACCACCGTCACACGAAGACTTTGTAGGTTTATTATATAACTTTATGGGCAAAGGTAGACAAGGTGATCAACATAGAAACTTTTTTGAACAAGCTTTGGTTAAACCTTTAAATAGAGCTTATAGAGAAATAGATACAGCTAAACAAGCTATAGCAAACGATTACAAGTCATTAAACAAACAGTTTCCAGATATTAAAAAGAAGCTTAAAAAGAAAACACCTGATGGTGATTTTACATTTGAAGATGCTATAAGAGTTTATCTTTGGAATAAACATGGTTACGAAATATCTGGATTAAGTAAAACTGATCAAGCTAATTTATCTGAACTTGTAATGGAGGATTCACAGTTACAAGCCTATGCAGAAACTTTAGATGTTATATCTAAACAAGATACATATGTAGAACCAGGTAAAGGCTGGGAAGGTGGTAATATACAAACAGATTTAATAGATGCTACTGGTAGAGTTGGTCGAGCAAAATACTTTAAAGAATTTAAAGAAAATGCTGATATATTATTTTCTGAAGAAAATTTAAATAAAATTGAAGCTGGTTATGGTAAAGATTTTAGAAGCGCGTTAGAAGACATGTTACATAGGATTAGTACTGGTGTTAATAGACCAAAAGGCCAACATGCTACTACAAATAAATTTATGAACTACCTAAATGGATCTGTAGGTACAGTGATGTTTTTTAACGTTAGATCTGCGATATTACAGCAGATGTCTATTGTAAACTACATTAACTTTGCTGATAACAATATATTTGCAGCTGCTAAAGCTTTTGCTAATCAAAAACAATATTGGGCTGACTTTGCTTTTATATTTAATTCTGATATGTTAAAACAAAGACGTGGTGGTATTGGTACTGATATTAATGGTGCTGATCTTGCTCAAGCTGTAGCTGGTTCTAAAAACCCAAGCAAGATGGTTATAAGTTATCTTTTAAAAATAGGTTTTTTACCTACACAAATTGGTGATAATATTGCAATTGCTACTGGTGGTGCTACGTTTTATAGAAATAGAGTTAACAAATATATAAAAGACGGTATGAGTCAGAAAGAGGCTGAAGCCGCTGCTTTTACTGATTTTCAAGATTTAACACAGTCAACACAGCAGTCATCAAGACCTGATATGACATCGCAACAACAAGCTAGTTGGATAGGTAAGTTAGTGTTAAACTTCCAAAACATAACATCGCAGTACAATAGAATAATTAAAAAAGCAGCGTTAGATATTGGTAAAGGTAGAATATCACCACCTTATACTAGTAGAACACAAAGTAACTTAGGTAATTTATCTAAAATACTATATTACGGTGGTATACAAAACGTTATATTCTACAGCTTGCAAACAGCTTTGTTTGCAGTTATGTTTGATGATGATAAAGATGAAGATCAAATATTAAAGAAAAGAGAAAGGGTTATAAACGGTAGTATTGACTCTATATTAAGAGGTTCTGGTATATATGGTGCTATAGCATCTACTTTGAAAAATACTTTAATAAAGTTTATGGAACAAAGAGAAAAAGGTTATAACAAAGATGAAAGCGCTGTGTTAATGGAGTTATTAAATTTCTCACCTGTTGTTGGTATTAAAGCTAGACAAATAGTTAATGCTGAAAAAACTATTAACTATAATGAAAATGTTATAAGTGAAATGGAAACTTTTGATGCTGATAACCCACAGTGGTCTGCTGTAACTAACTACACACAAGCGTTAACAAATTTTCCAGCAAACAGGCTGTATCAAAAAAGTATAAATATGCGTAATGCACTTGATAAAGATTATACTAACTTTCAAAGAATAATGTTTTTTAGTGGTTATACTACTTGGAGTTTAGGTTTAGGTGATAACGAAGCTATAATAGAAGCAAAAGAGAAAGCTAAGATAAATAAACAAAACAAAAAGAAAAGTAAAAGAAAAAGCCCAACAAGAAGAAATGTAACTAGACGTAACATAAGGTAAAAGCATATAAAAATGAGTGACTATATAACAATGGTGAAAAGACTAATAATATTACTAACAACTATACTTTTTGTAGCTTGTTCTGCTCCTAAAAAATGTTGTTCGCAAACATTTGGAAAAGAAGATGTTAAAAAACTGTTAAAGTTTTCTACATTTTATGCTGCTGTTAACGGTGGTACGTCGCTTTCTGATGTTGATGTATTCTCTGTAGATAATGGTTTATCTACACAGACTATTTCAACTCCTTATGATTATAATTTTACCATAGGTTTACGTAAGATAGCAAGGTTTGGCTATGAAAATAAAGCGCAAACATTTTATGATGGAACTGAATCTAATTACAGTGATGCGGCCACTGTAGGTAAAGTCAAAGGAGTTGAATACTTATTTGAAGTTGATTATAAAAGACAAGAAGGTATAGATTATATGGATCAACATCATTTTATTAGATTTAGCTCAGATGATGGTTGTGCTGATGAAGTTTGTATAAACTTTTTTGCGTTAAAGCTTGAATATTTAGAAGATGGTTTTGCTGATGTTAAATATTTTGAAGCTTCTGAAAGATATAGACAACGTAAAGGTAAAAATTTATCTTGGAACGTTGGTTTTGTACATCGTCTTGCAGAACCATACGGTTATAACGCTTTAGATGAGTGGATGTTAAATAATGGTAATATACATTATACTTATTTGGCTTTACAGGAGGGTTATACGGTGGATGTGTATAGCAACGAATACTATAATCCGGCTGGTGAGTTAGTAGCAACTAGTGCAGAGGTTTGGGAGGCTGTAGTAATACCAGAAGTTTTATCTGATTATACACAAAAGAAAAGAAACGAACTAAAGAAAACATTGCAACACTCTTTAGTTGTAGGATTTGATTATTACAAATATACTAAACAAACATGGACACATGCTTGGGCTAGTTTAATGCCTTGGCATTATAACGATGGTAGTGAGTTTTCATATCATAATTATATAGAAGATGAACAGTGGTATGATTATTCATTTGGTTTTATATATGGTATAAAGAAAAACAAAAACTTAGGTTATTTTGTAGAAGGTAAATACAACAAGTATTGGAACAGAGAGTGGTACGATTTTAAATTAGGTTTAAATTACGTTATATTTTAAAATGGCAAAAGAATTAAATGAAGACACAGGTTTTGTATTAAGCATTAAAACTTTAATAGCTATAGGTTTTGCTATGGCTACGTTAATAAGTATGTGGTTTATGCTTCAGGCAGATATCGCTGAAGCAAAAGAATTACCAGTTATACCACCAGACGAAGTAACTCGTATGGAGTTTAATATGAAAGATCAGATGATACGTAATACTATCATGGATACGCAAAAAGATGTGCAAGAAATAAAAGCATCTATAGAAAAAATAGAAGATAAGTTATATAATAGATAATGAAAAAATTAATATTTTTATTTATGTTATTGTGTAATATATGTTTTGCACAAATAGAAATAAAACATTTTAATGCTGGGTGGAACAGTGCAAATGGTGTTAGTTGGTTTATGGAACTTGAAGACTGTAAAACTAAAAGTATTATTGACATAGCTAAAGATACTGATGCACAAACAAAATATAAAATAGCTGTTGTGCCTACTATTATAATATTTAAAGATGGTGAAGAGGTTGCTAGATTTCAAGCAGACTTATCTTTTAAAATGACAGCAACTAAAGAAGAGGTACAAGAAGAAATAGATAATCAATTAATGAGTGACTTTTAATTATGCCAGGATCAGAAAGACAAAATAATATGTTTGAAGCATCACCTGTAAAGCAATATGTACAGGAAGGACATCCTCATCCTGTTACTAGTTGTGGTAGACGCAGAAATGACGGTTCACCATTATTTAAAAGAAAAAAAAGTAACGAACCTAGAAAAACTACAAAAGGCAAAGGTCGTAACTTTAGAACTGTCAAGGAAGGTGCTGGGATGACAGCTAAAGGAGTTAAAGAATATAGACGTAAAAATCCTGGAAGTAAGCTCAAAACAGCTGTAACAGGAAAAGTTAAACCAGGTAGTAAAGCTGCAAAAAGAAGAAAATCATTTTGCGCTAGATCAAAAAGTTGGACTAGCGAAAGAGGTAAAGCCGCTAGACGTAGATGGAGATGTTAAAAAATAAAAAACTATGAGCAAACAAAAATTAAAAAAAATATCTAAAGAGTTAAAAAAAGCTAGTAATCTACATGCTGGTCAAGCTAAAAAGTTAGATGCTATGTTATCAAAAAAATCACCAGCTTTAAAAAAATTAAGTGCTAGTTGCAAAGCTGCTGCTAAACGTAAATTTAAAGTATATCCTTCTGCGTATGCTAACATGTGGGCTGCTAAAACGCAGAGACAAGGTAAGTGCTAATGTATAGTCAAGGTAATAATCCTTTTAAAAAACGTATGGGTGATTTTAAACACTCAGACGCACCAGATGCTAAAGGTAAGTTTAAAAGTTTATCAGCATCAAGTTTAGCTAGTTGGATGATTAAATCACGTAAAGGTAATTTGTCTAGAATTATTAGTAGTTTAAATCAACAAGTAGTTTTTAATAGAGGTAAAAACCCTAGTTACGCGGCTAAAATGCGTAAAACAATGGATATAGTTAGAAAACGTTTAGGTAAGAAAAAAGATAAGTAATGGCATATAGAGGTGTAATGAAGGCTAGAATAAAAAAGCTTTACGGTGGTGATGTTACCGTTAGTAAAGCTAGAAAGTTAAAAGCTAGAAAAGATGCTACACCTAGAGATAAACAATTAGCAAACTGGTTTATTAACATGCAAACAAATAGGCCTAAGTCACCTATAGTAAAACGTAAAGATCCAGTAGTTGGTACTGGTAAAAAACCAAAAGGTAGCGATAGACGTTTATATACTGATGAAAACCCAAAAGATACTGTAAGCATTAAGTTTGCTACTCCTAGTGATGCTAGGAAGACCGTAGCTAAAGTTAAACGAATAAAAAAGCCTTATGCACGTAAGATACAAATACTAACTGTAGGTGAGCAAAGAGCTAAGGTTATGAAAAAAACACAAGTAGCTGCAATATTCAAAAAAGGTAAAGAAGCAATAAGAAATGCAAGAAAAAATGTTTAAAGATTTTGACATATCAAGTTTTAAAAAGATGAAGCCACCAGGTGATAATACATTTGATACTTCACAAGAAATTAAAGCACTTGCTAAAATACCTTTAAAAAAAGAGTTTGTAAAGAAGTTTGATAATATAGAGTCCGCGTTTGCTAAAACAGCTAAAGATAACAACGTAGAAGACTACGATAAAAAAATACCAGCTAAGCTTATTAAAGAGTCAGCACCAATAATATTAGAATTAAAAAAATATTTTAATAGGCCAAGACCAAAAGTATTAGCTAAAAAAATGAATATAAAAATGAAAGATTATGAAATGTCTTCAATGAAAACACCTTCATATCCTTCAGGCCACTCTGTTCAAGGTATATTAATAGCTAAAGTGCTAGGTAGTAAATACCCTAAAGCTAAATCAGCTTTTACTAAAACAGGTGAAAACATATCTTATAGTAGACGAGTTGCCCACGCTCACTATAAGTCAGATAGTAAAATGGGCGAAAAATTAGGTAACTCAATGTTTAAACATATAAAAAACAAAATTTAAAATGAAAAAAGATCCTGCAATGAAAATGAAAAAAGCTCCGGCTAAAATGGTAAAAAAATCACCAGCTAAAAAAGACGAAGGTTTAAAAGCTTTAGCTGCTAAAAATCCAAACTTACAGTATAAAGAGTCTATGGCTAAAATGAAAAAATCTATGGCTAAGCTTAAAAAAGATGAAAAGTCTGCTATGGCTATGAAGAAAAAAGGAGCTATGATGATGAAAAAAGCTTCTGCTATGACTATGAAAACTAAAAAGTCTATGGCTACTATGAAAAAGAAGTCTGCTATGATGATGAAAAAAATGGCAGCTGCTAAAATGATGAAAAAGAAGTAATGTACGTTCAGAAGAACAATCCTATAAAGAAGGTTAAGCGAACAAAAGCCAAGGGTGGAGGTACTACTAAAGTATGTCTACCTAAGGCTAAAATCGCTAGCATGAGTAAAGCTGAAAGACAAGCCGTTATACGTGCCAAACGTAAAGCTGGTAAAGCTGGCAAGTACAAACGTTCTTCTAAAAGCAATGTAACTGGTACTAGTAGTGGTGGTAGTTTGAAAACATGGGTTAAACAAGACTGGAGACAAGTAGGTAATCCAAGTAAAAAATGTGGTGAAAAATAATGAAAAAATTATTATTAATAATATTAATTTTATTTTCTTTTAAATCGCCAGCACAAATTAGTCTTTGTGACTCTATTGATATATATACTACAATTTTTACAGACACTCATTATGTTGAGTTTGAAACAAATTTTAAAAAAAGTAATTTTCCTCAAATATTTTATATACAACAATACGTTTGGAACGTTAATAATTGTATTATAGGAGAAGACTCAATAGCAGACTTTTATGCAGATACAGTATTAATTTATAACATTGATTTAAAAATTATTTGGTGTGATACTAATTTTTGTTATTCTTGCAACTTTTATGACACTTTGTTTTGGAGTAATGGTTTTTGGACTTTATCATCTAAAATAATAAATACTCCTGTAATACCTACGTTTATAAAAGATATAAAAGACAAAACACAAGAAAATAAGATGTACGATTTATACGGTAGAGAAATATTTAAAATACTACCTAATAAAATTTATATTAGAAACAATAAAAAATATATAAAATTATGAAAGAAAAAATATGTAAGTTTTTATGCGAATTAACTAATGGTGTTGTGTGCTTTGGTTGGTGTTGTATAGATGGTAAATGTTGTAAGTGTAAATAATGAAAAATTTAATTTTAATATTATTATTACCTATATTTAGCTTTAGTCAAGTTATAAATACTTTTCCGTGGATACATGACTTTGAAAATAATATACCTTTAGAGCAAGATACAAATGATTTTGGTGATTGGGTATTAAATCAAGGGCCAACAAGCTCTTTTAATACTGGGCCTAGTGGTGATCACACGACTGGTAGTGGTATTTATTTTTATATAGAATCATCAACTCCAAACTTTCCTAATAAAGTATTTACAATATATACACCTAGATTTGATGTATCACAAACGCCTGGTAAAGTATTATCTTTCTGGTATCATATGTATGGCGCTGCTATAGGTGATTTAGAAATAGGCGTGTTAGATAGCGCTGGTTATACAGCGTTAGACACTATATCTGGAAACCAAGGAAACCAATGGCAATTAGCTTATTACCCAATAATATCAACAACACCGTTTAAAATAAAATTTAAAGCTGTTACAGGATCAAGTTATACTAGTGATATAGCCATAGATGATATAATGATTAGTGATCCATATACAGTTATATATGGATGTACTGATAGTGTTTCATCTAACTATGATTCTACAGCAACGCATGATAATAATACTTGTATATACTATTATGGTTGTATTGATCCTAACGCTACTAATTATAACCCGTGGGCAAATGTAGATGATGGTTCATGCGTGCAAAACGTAGCGTGTGATTCTGCTACACAATCTTTAATAGAAGTATCTATAAAGCTAGATAACTGGCCAAATGAAACATCTTGGGAAGTTTTAGCAAATGGCAATGTAATATATTCCGTGCCTTCAAACACTTATGACTACACACAAACGGGACAAATAGTTAGAACACAAGTATGTATACCTGTTGGTGATACAATAGTGTTTACACTTAATGACACTTATGGTGATGGTATTGGTGGTGGATCTGTAGTTGGTAGTTGTTTAGTAACTAATATAGATTGTGAAGATACTTTATTTTTATTAAATCCACCAAACTTTGGTAATACAATATCTTCTTTGCCTTATGTATCTGATACTTGTAACAATGATACTATAATATATGGTTGTACAAATGAAGATTATTTAGAATATGATTCACTTGCAACAGTAGATGATAGTAGCTGTGTGACATTAGCTACTTATGGCTGTACTGATCCAACACAATTTAATTACGATCCTAATGCTGATCGTATGTTACTAACATCGCCTTGTGTTTATGATTTGATATTGTATGACGATGGTGGTGATTCTTGGGGAGCTTGTTGGTTAGGCGTTGAGCACGGTGATTCTTTATGGCAGTTTAAAATAACTAACAATGGTGTTTATTCTGATACGTTTAAATTAGTTCTTAATTCTAGTGATGAGGTTTATTTCTATTACTTTGAAATACCTACACCTCAACAAAATCCACAGCAGTTAGATATACAAACAATACAAAACTCATTTAAACTAGAAAATAGTTACGGAGTTATAATACACCAAGGTAATAATCCTTGGCCTGGTCCAAATGAAAATAAATTAAGAAATTATAAAAGTGCTTTAGATGTATACGAAGCGCAACCATATTGTGGTAATGAGTGTGTGCCAGTAGTAACAGGATGTATGGATGCACTAGCATACAACTATAATGCTTTAGCAAATACTAATAGTGCTTGTTATTATAATCCTGGTTGTACTAATGCTGGTTACTTAGAATATTATAATCAAGGTTTTGTAGCAGATATAGATGATGGAAGCTGTAGTATTTTAGCTGAGTTTGGATGTACAGATCCAACTGCTTTTAATTATGATCCAAGCGCTAATGTAGATAATGGTGGTTGTGTGCCAGTTGTTATTGGCTGTATGATACCAGGATCTTTTAATTATAATGCGCAGGCAAATACGCCTGGTAATTGTATACCTATTGTATATGGTTGCACGTCACCTATAGCGTTAAATTATAATCCAAATGCTAATACAGATGATGGTAGTTGTATAGGTATAGTTTATGGTTGTACAGATCCAAACGCTTTTAACTTTAATCCTAATGCTAACGTAGACGATAGTTCTTGTGTGGCTATTATTTATGGCTGTACAGATGCTACTATGTTTAATTATAATCCAAGTGCTAATACAGATAACGGATCTTGTATTCCTTTTGTTTATGGATGTACAGATTCAATAATGTTCAACTATAATCCACTAGCAAATGCTGACAACGGTTCTTGTATACCTTTCATACATGGTTGCACGGATCCTTCTATGCTTAATTATAACCCGCAAGCAAACACGGAGGATTTTAGTTGTATTCCTTATATTTATGGGTGCATGGATAGTTTGGCTCTTAACTATAATTCACTTGCTAACACGGATAACGGTTCGTGTATCGAAGTGGTTGTGGGTTGCATGGATCCAAGCGCGTATAACTACGACTCAATTGCTAACACTAACGATTCTATATCTTGTTTATATAGTGCTAATTGTGTTACTGGTCCAGGCATTCCCTATTGGTTAAACGATCCTTGCTATGCTTGGGTGTTATCAGTAGATGATTATTGTTGTGAAAACGAGTGGGATACTGTATGTCAAGCGACATATGATTACTGTGATGGTACTTGGTCTGGACCATTGTTAAGTAGAGTTCAACCGCAAGAAAACAAACTAATAATGATTACAGATTTATTAGGTAGACCAGTAAAAGAAAATAAAAATCAAGTACTGCTTTACATTTATAGTGATGGAACAGTAAAAAGAAAACTAATAAAAGAATAAAATTATGGGATTAAAACCAACATTAACACTAAATGACACTTCAACTTTTAGTGATACAATAAATTTTTCAATAACAGATGATTTAACAGTAACAGCTCCAGCTCAAAGTTTATCTACTATTGTGGCAACTGCTACTGGTAGTCAATCTGTAATAATACCAGCAAGTACTGCTATTAGGTATCTTTTTGTTAGGCACACTGGAACTACAGATGGCTCAACAGGTACAACACGACAAGTAGATGTTGAATTTACTACTGACGAAGCAATTGCTCGTTTAAGTGCTGGTGAATTTCTTTTTATGCCAGTTCATCATGCAGAGGCAGATGTAGGCGTTCAATTACACGTGCAGCATTCTAGTTCTTCTGACGTAGTTTTACTAGAGTATGCTTACTGGGCAAAAGGATAAAATAAAAACAATTAATTAAAAACAACAAAAATAAAAATTATGGCAACAACAACGGCAAGCTTAAGTATTTCCAGTAGTGATTTGCAACCTGGAAACGTACTTAATATTAACGCTAGCTCAACGTTAATGAAGACTGGATTAACAGAAGGTCTTGAAATTGTAGATATGGGTAAAAGCGAGTTAACAGTAGCTAACTCACATAAAGCTCTTCATGAAGCTTTAGGAACTGCAGGTACAGCAAATTGGATATATTTATGTAATAACGCTACAGATGATACTTTTTATATAGAAGTAGTTTTACATGATACAGTAATAGGTAGATTATATGCTGGCGACTGGATGTTTAGTCCTTGGAGTCAAAGCGATGGTGATGCAGAATGGTCTATAGAAGCTGAAGGTGGTACTTGTCCTTACGAGTACGCGTTTTTTAAATCTTCTTATGTATTACCTGATAGTACTCAAGCAGATTCTCTTAATCCATAATAATTAACAATAAATAAATAAATATAAAATGGCAACAATAAATGCAAGTGTTAATATTAGTAGTGATATAATGAGTTATCCTATTCGTATTAATAAATCAATGACAATGAAAAAAGCTGGATCATGTCACGGCTTAGAAGAAACAAGTGGTTTAAATCATAAAAAAGTAGCATCAGAAACACGTTTTTTACTTTTTAGTAATGCGGACGCTTCAGCATCAGGTGCTTCTAAAGTATATATTAGAAACACAGGGTCAAGTAAAACAGATTATTTTGTAATAGGTTATGGTGAAGATTTAGGAGATACCACTGTTGAAACTATAGGTAGACTTTATGGTGGCGACTGGATGCTTATTCCTTGGGACGCTGTAGCGGCTACATCGCATGATATATATGCTTTTTCTAGTACAGCAGAAGCTATGACTATAGAGTTTATGGCTTTTACAGAGTAACATGATTAGTAAACATATTTCCGACAGAGAAGGTGTGTATAGCATAACAGCGACTCGTCTTGGTATTGATAATACACCTGATAAAGAACATTTAGACAACATGAAGCTATTAGCTGAAAAGATCTTCGAGCCACTAAGAAAGTGGGTTGGAGGTCCTATTAGAATTAATAGTTTTTATAGAGGACCAGAACTAAACAAAGCGATTGGAGGATCTAACAAGTCTCAACACTGTAAAGGTCAAGCAATGGACATCGATGATACTGGTTGCCATAAGACTAACGCAGAGATGTATGCTTGGATTAAAAACAATGTAGACTTTGATCAAATGATATGGGAGTTTGGTGATGATAAAAATCCTAACTGGGTTCATGTTAGTTATGTTTCACCTGATAAAAATAGGAATAGATGTTTAAAAGCTTACAAGGAAGATGGTAAAACTAAGTATATAGTAATTTAACAATTTGTTAACACTGTAAATATTAATACATTATTCATTATAGTGATATTATATTTATGGAAACAAAACAAATAGATCTTAGTCCGTTAATATATATAACAATAATGATCACTATTTTTTTAATAGCAATATAAAAAAGGGAGCGTAAAGCTCCCTTTATTATTTAGAACTGATTGTTCTTTTGTTTTTGAACTTCAATCCTACATTCTTGAGCTAGCGACTTTACAGTCTGCATAGCTTTTCTTACGCGTGTTCCTGCGGAATTATTCCCATCAACAAATTTAGTAACATCAGATTGACAATCGTTAACTGCGTTTTGTAATTCATCGAATAAAGAATCTAGTTTATTAAAAGCCATAATTTAATTTAATTTAAATGTTAATACTAAAATTTATAAGATATTCCTAATTTAAACTCTCCTTCTGAATTTTCTTTTGTAGACATCATATACATTGGATCAATATAAAGATCTTTCCAAGCATTATAAGAATAACCAATACCAATGTTCATGTTGTCAGACATTTCTTCAGCTGGAGTTTGTACAACAGCATAGCAGTCACTAAAATAGTATCTACCCCACATATCGTACTCTTCACCGTTTTTAACAAGTCCAACAGTTACTTGGTCATTAACCATATAACCGATACCCATGTTATCTGTAACATTTGACATTTCCCACTCAGCGTCGTCTTCTGGCATGTTAACAGTAGTAATAGCCATAAATTGCGCTGATGAAATATTTGTCAATACAGCAAACAGCATAGTTAAAAATAATTTATTCATAATAATTGTTTTAGTTATAAGCCTGTTACTTCACACGATCCACCGGCACAGGCTAATTCACCAGACAGATCTGTTTCGTCAGTTGTTTCAACAATGTTAGACAAATTTACATCATTTAAAAGCTTAATCCTTTTATTAAACTCTGTTTTTGTTATATCTTCAAACGGAGCTTGAGTATATGTACCACCATCATATGGTAGTACTGATAAACCATTATAACACTCTCTGTTATCCCACATCCATTTACCAGCTTTATCCCAGTCTTCTGCTTTTAAACTAATTGTTGCAGATACGTTGTGTGTATTACTACCTTTTCTATGACCAGGCTTAACCCATTCTGTTGCAACTTTCTTAACTCTTTCAAGTAAATTAAAAGCAGACTCAGTTCTTAATATAGAACCTTTAGGCGCTGATTGTGGTATTTCTATAACAGCAGTGTCGTGTGGTCTAAAATATTCATCTTGTACTAAATCAGGATTATGTAGTTTTAAATAATTATATATAGGCTCATTTTTACCTACACGTAATCTACGTATATAATAATCATTATGCCAAGCGTGAATACCTGAAGATGTACCAAGTACTAATGAAGTAGTGCCAGCAGGTTTAATGCAAGTTGTTCTTGCTGCTTTATTTATTCCTATTAGTTTTGCTACTCTTGTATTTTCTTTTTTTACTATATTTGCAGCGGCCGTCATATCCAGCTGGAGCACAGCGGCACTGCCTATTCCTGTCATTGACACACCTATAAGCGCGTCTTTCTCTGTTGTTTCTTGCCATATTTCTCTTAGATAGTGGAATTCCG